CTGATTCAGGTTTATAGTTAAGGATAACTCTTTGCATGTGTTTTCTAACACCAGTATCTCCAAAACTTAAATCAGGACTTCTATATCTAGCTAGTATTGCTGTACCATCAAAAGTATTACCTTTTTCTTGCCTGTGGATGTAACCTGAAAAATCACCGTGTAATACTATAACATCTCCATCAACAACTAAAGCATCTGTAGTTGCAGGTTTTACTCCACGTATTTCAGAAAACTCAAACCTATCTGCTCTCCTAACACAGATAATACCTCTTGTTAAATTTTCCCCTTGTCCTGCTTTTGAAAAAAATATTCTGTACTGTGTTTTATCTGGTATTACTACACTTTCAAATACTGTTGAGTCTTTAATGTTAGCATCAAATATAGACTGCACATTTTGTGTAATAGCACCAAGAGCCGTATCACCAATTCTTTCAGTAGCAGCAACAGTTCTGAGTCCGTCAGGACCAAGGAATAGCAAGTCACCTGCAAACTCTTGGATAGTGTCTTTGTTTACACATCCAATATCTCTAGTAACTGGTTGTATAGCAAAGTCACTGAGAGTAGATCCTGTCATTTTAAATATTCTGTTTTCACAAAATATAAATAAAGAATCCCTAAATACTTTTAGTCCGACAATATTATCATCTACTTTGATAGTTCCTGCACCGTCACCAGATTGAAAACCGTCTTCGTCAAAAGGTTCACTAAATACTAATGTTTGTGGTGTAGTAGACTTACCTGCGTAAAACATGTGGTTTTTAAAAGCTACAACTATTGTAGATCCTGATACAGAGCTTTCACTAACATCTGTTGCTGATAAAGAAGAATTAAAAATAGTTGGAGCATTTGCACCATCAACAACTATGATCTTTTCGTTACCATCAAAGTTGTATCTTTCAAAACTGTACTTACCTGCACTTGTTCTACCAGTGTCTCTTTCAGTCCAAGACTCTGAGACTACATCATCAACAGCATGATTAGCAGCAGTTGTACTTGTAGCAGCACGAGTTACTCCTGTAAAAGTAGTAGAAGTAACACCAGTATACGTAAATAACTCATCGTTAATCTGTAACGTTCCACTAGAAGAAAATCCTGTGGTAGAGTCTACAGTAATAGTTCCAGATCCTGTCATACCTGTAGTAGAAACAATTTTAACTGCAAGCTCAGTAGATGCAGAACTAAATATCTTCTCACCTCTAGCTGCTAATATTTTATCTGCAAAGTTAGCAACCATCAAAACTTTTTCACTAGCGTCAGATGTTTGAGGTAATTGTTGATTTACATATTTACGAAAACCATTTATTCTCCTGTAACCACCCTCAATGTCAGGCTCAAAGTTTTCTAACTCTAAAGCTTCTCCAGGTTGCATTAGAAACGTAGAACGATTTAAAACTAAACCACCCTCACAGTTAAATGCTGCAGGTTGAGCTTGAGAATAGTCTGGCATTAGGAAACTACTCCACCTGCAAAGTTAGCAGAACCTCTAGGGGCAAGTATAACTGTAGATCGTATATATTCATACTTGTTAATAAGTAGGCTCTGCATGTTTTTAATACCTTGCTCAAACCTAGCAAAGTTTAATTGATATTGTTGTGTTTCACCTCGATACTGATAAACAAAAGCAGCAGCCCCATCTACAATTACTGGTGCAAACCTATCTGGAATACTCGTAGTGTCTCCGTGTGCTGATAAATCAGATGGAAATGTAAAGTAATCAAATATAAGTGTGTATTGTTTATCTGGATAAGGGTACACTAAATAATTGTTATCAGGGGTTCTAACTATATTTCTAGGAACACCACCACCATCAAACTGTGTTACCGTTGTGCCATCTGCATGTGTAGCTGCAGTTGTGCTACTAGCTCCTCTAGTGCAACCTGTAATATCGTTACCTGAAACACCTGTATAAGTTATCTGCTCACCACCAATATAAACAGTTCCTGAAGATGAGAAGTCACTAGTAGACGTTAGAGTAAGAGTTGTTACAGAACTTGAGTGTGATCCGTTAAGAGTTGTTGTTGCAACATCATCCTCTTCACTAGGATAACCTTTTTCTATGTACTCATTGTAATTAAGAACTGTTAAATTATTTCCTGCAGCGTTAACATCACTATCTTTTTTAATTCTAGCTGTGGCATAGTCTATTGATTTAGTGCTAGTTGGTACAGTGTATCTACACACACCTGGGGTTAGAGTAGAAGTATTCTGTGCATGGTTAAAAGAATACCCAAACTCTCTTTGATTTATATATCTGATAGCTTCATTAACAGCGTTTTGACACTGTACTTGAACACCTCTAGCATTAGCAAAAGTAGTAGAAGTAAGTGTTACTTCGTTCATTCTTGTAATTACATCGTTAGTTAACGAGAGAAATGTCAAAGCCATATTTTTTCCTTAGATAAGCTAAAGGGGCAAGTCTCCCTGCCCCTAAAGTTTTAGTTATGCTAGTAGATCACGATCCACTTCAGTCGGAGCACGTCCACCTCTAGCACCTGTGTCAATGCAACATGCAATAACACGTAGGATACCAGATGTAACATCTGCAGAGGAAGCAATTAACTTAACGTCAATTGTGTCTGTAGTTGTTACGTGTGCAGTAAACGTATCCGCAGCAGCAGTATTTACGACCATAGTTTGACCGTTTGTACCACCTGCTAGGAATCCAGTTGAAGTAACATCACCACCATCAACAATATCATCACCTGCTGCAAAATCAATATCTACAGTTGGAGATGATCCGTTAAAAGCAGTCTCAACTTCAGCACCTGCAAACAACACCATAGTGTTAGCAGGAATTTCTAGAAGTTGAAAGATATCCCCATTTGCACAGGAGTATCCGTCTTCTACCATCTTGGCAATGTCCAAACGTGCTTCACGCATGTACATTCCCATCGCTTGATAACGTGAGGTAGCTGCTGCAATGCTGTTAGAATCAACACCTACAGTAGCTGAGGAAGTCATATCATAAGTAGCCATAAGTCAATCCTCCCTTACGCTGCGTTGTATTTAGCAGTAACCAAGGCTTCTGGCCTTAGTATTTTTCTGCCGTATAGGTGCATACCACGAACAATGTCAGCAAAGCTGTCAGGGTCACGATATGTTTCAGTCTTACTGATCTGCTCTGCAGTTGCTACTGCTGAGTCATGACCTGCAACAATAACACCAAAGTTACTGTTTTGGTTTGCAGAACCTGTAGTTCCTGAACCTGTTCCTACTGAAGGAAGGTTTGAAGAAACATACATTCTGAAACCGTGCATGTTGTTCAGTACTAGACCATTACGTAGAGCACCTGATTCACCGTAATCAGCATTTAAGAACCTTGAGTCCTCATCTGCTAAGATTTCCATGAATACTGGATCTACAACTAACCATCTACCTTGTGAGTCAACTTGTTGTTGATCTAACAAACGTTTCATACGTGATATAATCATCGCAGGAGAAACGGTTGCTGTTGGTAGTGCTGTTGCACCTGGTAGACGTGCTGCTACAGGAATTGAGTGATCTCCTGCAGAAGACGTTGTGATGTTACCAAATGAAGACTTGATAAGTTTCATTGAAGATAACAACTCGTCAGAACCTGCTGTTGATACAGCTTTAGTTCCGTTTACTACGTCATTCGCTGTACCTGCAACTGAGTGTAGAGCAGACTGTTTAAAACCTGATAGATAGCCAAGAACTTCTTGGTCATGCTGATCAGCTAAACGATATGCTGCACGATCTGTTGCAAGCTGCATAAAATTCGCATGCGAATGCGCCTCTTCTATATCGTCAATTTTAAAAGCGTAGTAGTTTGCTTTATCAACAACAAGAGAGAAGTCTTCGTCATCAAGGTCTTGTGCTGAAACCTGTGTACCCCTTGCGTAGGCACTCACAGAAATTTCTGGCTCCTTGATGATTTTCACTGTATCACCTTGGGCAGCAATCTCCCCAAAATAATCAGAGTTAGTTATGTCTCCTACTACAGTACTCTTGCGGAAAGCAAGCTGTACTTTTTTGGAGTAGATTACGCTAGAAAAATTCCCGTTGGGAAGATTTCCGTAACCCGATGCGGTTTGAAAAGCCATGATTAAATCCTTCCATGATATTTGGCTTAATTGAGCTAAACACCTTGAAAGAGGCTGAACGTTCTAGGGTAACACATAAGTGGGCCTATACTTGCACAGGTAAGTCTTTTTTTGTAGTTTATGCTTTTATTTGAAAAGTATCTTTGAAGGTAGTCCATATAGGAGGCTTCAATAAAGATACACGTAGTTATATAGAAGACTCTTAAAGTGTCAACTAATTAGATACGTCATAGATAAATTTACCTTTTTTCATTGCTTCAGCAATTTCATCTTGACGCTCCTCAAACTCCTTTGTTGACATTTTAGCTACGTCAGACTCTTTTATTTGGCCTGAAGCACCCTTTGCGTCAATAGAAGTACGAGTTCCTTTGGTAACGGTAGAAGCTGCAGCCTTTTTGCTATCACGCTTGTCTGCTACACTAATACCCTTATCAACTTTATAAAGATCAATAACACGAACAACTGAAGCAGGATCATCTGAGTTTTCGTACAGTGCATCCTTAACCCATTTGGGTTGTTCATCTACCCAGTTGTGAAACTCATCTGAAGCTTTTAATTCGTCAAAGTCATCGTGAGACTTACGTATGACGTTTTCAGCTTTTAATCTTAGAGCTTCGCTGTGTGCATCATCTAATTCTTTTAATCTTGATTCAGCTTTACTAAACATCTGTTTAGCTTTTTCTTCTGCTATCTTGTTAAAGATACCTGCTACATCAGGATATTGTTTTGCCCACTCATCAATCTCTTCAGGAGTTTTTGGTGGTATTATTGTGTCTGATGCCTTACGCTTTTCAAGAGCTTGTATTCTTTCGTTCCACTCTTTTTCTTTTTCTTGCATGTGTCTACGCAAGTCACCGTAACGTTTCTTAAAAGATTTTTCTTCAGCACTTAGTCCTGAATCATCTTCTTGTGTTTCGGTTTCCTCTGTGGCTTCTTCTTGTTTGGTATCGTCTGTTGCTTGAACTTCGGTGTCCTCAGTATTCTCGCCACTGGGTTTATCTTCAACAACTTCTTCACCTCGAGCCTCTGCTTCTAGCTTGGCAATCTCTTGCTCTTCTTCTTCCATACGCTTTTGTTTTTTTGCGTGGTTGTATCCACGATCTACAAAACCTGCTGTTTTAGGTTTTTCTACTTCTGTTAATTCAGGCATATTTTTTCCTTTTCTGTTGGGGTCAGCCGTAGCTGAGTAGCCTTATAATTATTTCTTTGCCTTTCTTTTTTTCCTTTGCATCAGTCCACCTTTGTTAAATGCTCCTGATCCAGAACCTGAGGGTCCAATACTTTCTTGTCCAGTTTCCTCTATTGTAGAAGCCTCTCCTGATCCGATAGATGTTGCACCTGCTGCAGCAGCCTCAGCAGCAGCCGCAGGAGAAACACCTGCATTTACACCTGCAGCAGCAGCTTGAGAAGCTGCAATAGGATCAACTCCCTCAGAAGCATTAGAGTAAGCAAGTCCTGCAGCAGAAGAAGCGTCAGTTGCAGAAGAAAAATCAGGTGCAGGTTTAGGTGCAGAGACTGCTGAAGTTTCTGGATCTTTAGATGGAACTATCTCTTTATCTATACTAAAGATATTGTTTACTAAGTCTTTGTCTTTTTGAAGATCAGCAGCAATCTTGTCACCGTCAATCCAAGCATTAGGAAGAGAGTTAAGAACTGGATTCTTAGAAACAAAATCTTTTGCTTTATTTGATAAGGTATTGTACAAATCCATGTTACCTTGAGCTTTAGCAAGTTCTGCCATAGCGTTAACTCTTGCTACACTAGTGCCTAACTTAATGGTGTTGATTAGATTATTAGCTTTTCCTTGTAGGTTTTCTTCTGCCCACTCTTCAGGATTTGTAATATTTTTTGCCCAAGCATTAGGGTCTTTTGGTTCTGGATCTGGTGTGCCACCACCTCCACCACCGCCTCCTCCTTTAGGAGCACCCTCAATGGCTTCTGCTAACGCAGGTGAACCCTGTAAATAATAAGGTGGTTGAGTAAACTTAACATCAGTAGGGGGTGTTACTACACCATTTACATATGTAACAATTTTTATGTCAGAAGTATTAGTTGCGTTAACATATGTTTTAGTTGAGGTAACACTAACAGGTTTCTGAGTAGGCTGTTGATACTGACTGAACCCTACAGTTGAAAAATTCATGGGAGTAAACGTATTTTGTACAGGTTGTCCTGTTGTTGCTGTGTTAGTACCAGTTTGAGACTGTTGACCTAGCATAGCAGGACCAGTGTTAGCAGCTACAGGTTGTGCAGGTGGAGCATTGGTCATAGGTTGACCACTCATGTTCTGTTGTACTTGTTGAGGAGACATTGGATCACCACCAATCCTGCCTGTGTTTTCCATAGTCTGTAGACCAGACTTTGCTTGGTTACGTAAGTTCTCAAAGAAGTTTACTCCGTAGTACCTAAGAACATCAGCAGGAACAACATATTCACCTTCGGATAACATGGCAGGAATATCATCTCTTACTTCTTTGGCTAACGAGCCTGGAGGTATATCATTACCTGAGACAGGATCTTTAGTCATGCCATCATCTTTAAACACCATTTGCATTTGATCTTTCATTGCTGTACCACCTTCATTAAACATTCTTAGTTTACCATCTCTTGTCCTTACAGCCATTTGCTTCATTTGAGAGATAGTGGGTTTCTTTACATTTTTAGCTAGTACAAGAGGACCAACTTGAATTACTTCATCTGCTTCAAATACAGGAGCACCAGTTTTTTTATTGTAAAAAGCACTTCCACGATAAGGATTCATTCCTATCTGTGTCCACTCTTCTGAACCTGAAGCTATTATCTCAGCAGCTTGTCGTTGTAAATCATAAGGATCTTCAGGTTGATACTCTCCAAAGATACGAGCAATAGTAGCTTTACCTTGAGGTTTAGGAGCATCTTCTCCTGTAGCTTGAACAAGTCTTTTGCCTCTAGCAATATCAAGGGCTGTCTTAGGATCTGAACCAAAGTTAATATTTTTTAGTCTAATAGCTTGTCCGTATCCAACAACACTACCTGACTTTTGATTACCATCATGAATAGAGACTACCCATGTATCATAGTCATCATAGGCAGGGATATCTAATCTAGAAGATACTACTTGCCCTTTATCTAAGTCTTTTCCTTTAACACCTATGATAGGATACTTTTTAGCTTTTTTACCTAATGCTCCTGTTATCTGAGTAAGACTAGGCATCATGTCTAAGACTTGCTCTGCAGTAAACTCTTGTGGATCAGGTATAAAATCTTTTATTCTTTGCCTAGCTTCTTTAGAAGTAATTTCACCTTCTAGTAAATCAGATGCTGCCTTTTTTGATCCTTCAGGATTCTTTTGTCTTTGTGACTCAGGTAGTTTATTTTCTTTACGCCACTGCTCTAGTGCTTCAGAATCTTTAATAAGTCTTTCTGCTTCTTTTGCATCTGCAGCTTTATCAACTAGTTTTGTACTAGTTTTTCGTATTATAGTTTTACCTACTTGACCTAAGCCAGGAATCATACCTACAGCTTCACTAGCAGCCAACATACCTATCTTAGCTAAACTAGGATCTTCTTCTTGTAACTCTTCTTTAATATCTCTTATAGTTGTTGCAGTGCTAATGCCTGGAATACTTTCTAGGGCTGCTTTTCCTAAAGCTTTTACAGTTTCACTTGTTTCTTCTGGGTCAACAACTGTCACACCGTAGGATCTAGCTAAGTCAAGCTTTTCCATTTGATCATCTTGAGTTAAACCACCTTCGGCAAATCCTAATTTTTTACGTAACCTACCCATAAAACTTAAATGACCATAAGGAGTAGCTCTAGGTGGTTCTACTTCTTTTAATATATCTTCGGCTGCTTGTATTAAATAACCTACACCACCAAATTGTGGATTTTTTTTGCCAAGAACTCCTGATCCTTGACGTTGAAAATTTTCTATATTTTTTAATGAGTTTTGATCTAAAAACTTTTCTTTATTATCCCTACCCATATTTTCTAAATTAGGGTAATTCCAAGCATCATCTACAAAGTCAAAATATTCTGTATAAAACTCATCTTTATCTGGATCTTTAGCTATTTGCTCAAGAGTTTCTAAAGCTCGTCTACCATATTTCCTACGAAACTCTTCAGCACCTATTTGATTCTTATATTCAATAAGTCTATCAAAACCTCTGTGAGTCATTTCATGCGCCCAAACTCTAGGGCTTCCTACATCTGTATCTACAAAAATATCATCTGGAAGTGCTTCGTCAGATTTATTTTTAGGAACAGCCATATCCCCTAAAAGTTTTGCTTGAGATGGAGTATTTCTAGAATAAATATAAAATGCATTATCAAATAATTCAGGAACTGCAGTTAATCCTTTACTATAATAATATAATAACTCGTCTTTTAACTCCTTATCATTAAATATTTGCAAATCATCACTGACTTTTGTTTTTAAAGTAGGTGTAGACATAATATAATCTACATAACCTTCTACGTTATTAAAGTCTGTTACTTTATCTGTACCTGTTGTGTTTTCAAACCCCAACCTAGCAATAGGATTTTTTATTAGTTCTTTATCTAAACTCCACCTAAACTCTAAATCACCAAATTCTTTAGCAAGATCTCTAGGTCTTTTTTCTATAGTCTTTGGACGTATGGATTCTGTAACAGCACCACTCTCTCTTTTAACATTTCCTACAGGAACATCATCTGGTCTTGGTTTAGGCTTGATCTGGTTTAGGTCCATTTACTTCATCCCTTAAAAACTTTAATCTACGGAATGCTCTTGCTTCACCCTGTAGTCTGAACAAGTCTTCTTGTTTTATAGTTTGTTCCATTTGAATATGAACGTGGTTAAGTCTTCGATCCAGTTCATCATTAAACGAGTTCCATAGTTTGTTGTCATTCACTAAAGGTTTTAAATTATTCATCCTTGTCCTTGTCCTGTGTTAGCAGGAAACCCAGGTTCACCAGGGGTAGGAACAGAGCCTGTACCTACTTGTCCACCACCAGATCCTTGAGTATCTTGTGCTTGTGCTCCTGCAGGTACTCCTTGTTGTGGTGGTGCTGCCTGTGGAGGTGGTGGATTTTCTGCTTGAAATTTCTTTAAGATCTCAGCTTGTATAGCTGCATCCGTCATTGAGTTTGCAACCTTATCAGGATCAAGATTCATAGAGTTTGCAATCTCCCTGATAATATAATCCATTTTTGCGAAAGGTGCAAGAGCAGGGTTCTGGACAACACCAAGAAACTGCATGAGCCTTTGACTACGAACTTCGTTAGCCATAAGAGAGTTTGTGCCTTCTGCTTTTACTTCTAAGTCACCTTTTATCTCAGGATCAAAATCAAACTGCATGTTAAAACTAAAGAAAGCTTTTGCTAGTGGTGATAATAAATAATCGTCTATATTTTTAACAACAGTACGTATGCTACCGTTGGCAGCAGACATAAGCATAGAAATACCAGAAGCAGTACGACCCACTCCTTGTATGCCTGTTTGACCATGAGCGAAAGATGGAAAGCCAGTTGACTCATCAGATAATACCCTTGCTTTATCAAACATCTGCATGTTTTCGTTACTGACATTAGGAAACTTAGTACCAAAGATAGCCTGTCCAGGAGCACCTCCTTGTCTACGAAACACTTTGCCAGGATACACAGATAAGTCTTGTCCTGGAACTAAGTTAGTTTCGTCTACTTCAATAAGCAAGTTGCCTGATAATGCAGCGTTATCCACACTCATTCTCATAAAACCATTCATAAGAGTTTGTGTGTCATCCATGTTTTCAGCAATACCCACACCAAAAAAGCTGTAAGGATTTACTTCGTAAGGCACAGCATAGTACGGAAGTATAGCAGGGTTAAAAGGGTTCATTACAAGACGTATAACTTGTCCGTTACAAATCCAAATGTTTACTGATACTTGGTCTTGATCTTTTATTTCTTTTGGAATTTCTACGTCATGACCTTCTAAAATATCTGTGTCTACGTAACCCCAGAACTCAAGAACGTTAAACCTTTCAGCTTTTGTTTCTTGATCTGCATCTTCCATGACTTGTTCCCACCATTCTTTATTGTAGGACTCACCAATTCTAATTGCAGTATCTATGGCGTTAGATCTAAAGAAAGGTCTGTTTTTTAAACCTCTCATTTGTGACCTAGACATTTTATGTCGTTCAATAACGTACTCAGCCTCATCCATGTTATTAGCGTCAGGATCAGGATAAAAGTTCCATATACTTACAGAACCAGTTTGAGGAATAGTTTTGTACATTGGGGAGTAGTTGCCTTGATCATCCCAGTTAGGATATTCTTTATCAAGAGCAAATGGGCCTTTCATTATGCCTGTACCAAACAGAGCAGTTTCAAAGGCTGTGTTACGCAATTGTTTGCTTGCGTTGGATTCGTCTAGTTGATCATGGATTTTCTTTTCCATCTTTTTAGCTGCTACCATAGCAGGATGATAACTAGGTTGTGATGGTGTTTGTCCTTCACCTTCTCTAAGATCGTCAATGACAGGCTCTAGTTTATTACGTAAACCTCCTAGTCTTTCTCTTAGATCAATTATAGTTTCTCCAGGCTGTAACTTTGTATCATCAGGAGTAAGACCTTGTGAAGTAGCTTCTTTTATCTGAGGATTTGTTTCAAAGTGTACAGCTTCTGCTACACCGTCAGGGAGTTTAGTAGGGTTAATTGAGATAGGAAACTTGTGATTTCCAAATAAAACATCAACAATTTGACCGTAAGCTGCAAGAACTTTAGTCTTAGTTACTTTAACAAATACTCTAGATTTTTCTGTGGAAGTAAACTGTACGTCAGGACCATAGATACCTCTGTAATTCTGATAAGATTTAATCCATCTTTGTTCGTCAGAGTATCTAGCCTTTTCAGCTTTGGAATATCTTTCTTCTACAAAACCTAGAATAGTTCCTGTTGCAGGATCACTGCTTAATTTATCATCACTAGTATCTTCTATATATGAAGAGTTATCTTCATCCATTGATAGTTCATCTGTGTCAAAAATATCGTCTTCTTCCATAGGAAATCCTTAATAACCAAAAGTGGGATCTGAAGCTTGAAAGCCTGATCTTTGAGAAGCAGGATCAAAATCAAATACGCTGCTTCTTGGACGTGTCATTACACCGTATCTAAGTGCGTCATACAAATGATCTTCTGCGTGAGTGTCTACATCTTCAGGATTTTTTTTATCTAAAGGTATAGACGGTAGTTGAGAGATAAGATTTGTGCAGTTATTAAATATAACAAGCCTTGGCTCTTCCGTAAATTCGTCCACTTGCAATCGTCTGTGTATCTCGTTTTTACCTGCTACCCTAGAACCTTTTGATCTGTCAGATGGCCTCCAACGGCAACCTTTCATAATCATTTGTTCTGCTAAACTAGGACCAGTGTCACCACGATTATGCCAAAGAGAAGAGTCTAATACTCCGTACCTTAGTTTCTCTCCGTCTTCAATGTCCAGGATCATGTCAGCCAAATCAGTAGCAATTACCTTAGAAACGTATAGCTCTCTGTAGACTATTAGCTGTTCAGATCCTGGAACAACTGCGAACCAGACAACACCAGTATAAGATCCGTATCCGTAGTCACAAGCTCTAAATCGAGTCCAGTTACTAGGTACTTCATAAGGATCTACTACGTGGATACGCCTGTTAAACTCTGGAAAAGCTGCACCTTCATTTATATCCCAATCCCCTTCAAGCAACTGTCTTCTTTGATGTTCTGGTAAAGACAAAAGATTTGCTTCGTACATACCATCTTCAGACAGGTAGGGATTATCAAATAACGTAGCAGGAATAAACTTTCTTTTAAATAAAGGTTCACCTTCCCTGCTATGACCTTTAGGCCACTTTATTATTTCTCCGTTTTCGTCTGTTGCCCAAAAAGATTTGTCTGGTTTACTTGGGTCAATAAATATTTTTTTTACCCATCTGTGTCCTGGCCCCCCAGGGTTGCTTGTGGCTCTCATGTAGAGAGGAAGTCCACTGGCTTTTGTAGCACGTAACCTTGAACGCATATATGTCCAAGCGTAGTCTGTAGGCCATTGGGTTAACTCGTCAAAGCCTATCCAGTTAAAAGCTTGTCCTTGGTATCTCATAACATCATCATCACGATCAAGGTATGACATCCAAAGTGTTGCACCGTTTGGTGCTACCCAAGTCTTATCTCTTTCCATAAACTTTATTCCTGGCACAGCCTTTGGATAAAGTTGTTTGCTTACAGAAATAAGTTCTCGTAGCTCTTCTGTACTCCTACGAACAAGTAGCATTCGTGCATGTGGATTCGTAAAATATCTAACTGGATCAGCCACCAACGAAAACGACTTACCCCCACCTGCTGCTCCTCCATATAGAACCTCTTGTTCTGTAGCTGCTAAGAACCTAGTCTGTGGTCCTTTATTCGGTTGGAATATTACCTCTTGTCTGTCCACAGAAGGGGCAACACTCCCCTCTTTCAAGTTTGATGTAGTCCTCATCTGTGGTGAGACTTCTGGTATTTCTACCACCAAGTCTTTCTTTTTCGATCTTCTGGCTTTTCCTTGCCGCTTCTTTGTATTTTTTGGCATACTGCTTGTAGTTTGAGGAAGCTCTACGCCTTTTTTCTTCCATTCTGACACGTTTATATAACCCTACATGTGATATGTCTCTACCAGATTGGTCAGATAACCACTTGGCTACTTGCCTGACACTGTAATCTTGAAGAAACCTTTTTGCTTTTTCTAAAAGTTCTAATTCTTCAGGGATAGGAATAAGAAGCATGTCATCTTCTTTGTCCTGTTTATAACCAAAGGGTACGTGTCTTCCTACTCTTATAATCGGATACCACTCTCCCAGTTTTCCTTGCAGCGGTATTTGCCAATCTACTTTGGTTGGATGGTCTGCTTCAGTCGCTCTTTTACTCATTATCTTTCGCAGGTAGAATAAACAAAGGTTCTGATGTTTTTACTTCTACTTTATCTGTTTTAGTAAAACCTGCACGATCTAAAATATCTTTTGCTGCTAACATTTTTTCTTTTACACCTAGATCTGTAGGATCTTTCATAACAGAAAACATAGTATACGCAGCTTTTGTTGATGATTGTGCTATAAATTTTTTTGTTAGTTCTGCTATCTCATCTGTGAGACTGTTTACTATTTGTGTAGAGGCAACACCGTCAGAGTAACCTGCTAGTTTTTTTGCTTTTACAGGATCTCCTTGAGCTTCTTCAAATAGAACGTCAAGGAACTTCTGTTGTTTCTCTGTTAGTTGTTTTGCCATTATGCCACCATGTAAAGTATAAATCCTAGAGTACTTGCACCAACTAAAAGAATAACACCTGATATACCCCAAGTAATTATTGCTTCAATCATTTCTGCTTTACGATACTCTTGTTCTTTCTTTTGTTTTCGTATCCTGCCCTCAGTCGCCACTAGCTCATCCCAAACCGATGGCCCATACGTAAAACTGATCCAGTCTTTTAGCTCCTGACGCATGGCCTCTGCTTTCTTTTTAGCAGTGAATATTTCTAAAGCTTCTGCTTCAACAGAACCTCCCATAGCTTTCCACCAAGGGGGGTTCTTATTCTTTTGTTCTAAGTAGGCTAGGTCACTCATGCTACTAGCCCACTGATTTAGTTGACCACCCATTTCTTGAAGATCTTTTCCGAACTGGAAGCCTTTCTTCAAAGCATTGAACGCTACGGTAGCTCCACCGATAATTGTTACTGGGTCCACGAGCCTCCTCCCAAAGTACTCCTAGTATCATTAAAGAACTGATTGTGTTTTTCAAAGAGGTTTACCTGTTAAGATAACCCTCTCTATATCACACCTGCCTATACCTAAGTCTCGTAGCTCTCTGTCAGTCATCTTGTAAAGCTGCATACGTGCAATCTTACGTCTGGCTGACTCTGCTCTTGCTTCTACTAATCTATTGAAAAACCTTTTAAACATTTTCTATCCTCTGTGTGTGTTAGCCCTAACTGGCTGAGGATAGTTATATTCAAGTAGTTATATCAGAGTAGTGACAAATATGCAACCCCGTTATGATTTGTTCTTTGGTTTTGTAGTCCAAGCTTCGTTAACATCAGGTGTAGAGGGATCATCTTTTATGTAGTGACCCTTCTCATTTCGAGCACGTACTTTTTCTGTTTCAGGTTTGTCTTGATTCATAATAAACTCTAATACAGCAGGATCTTTGGTGTGCCACTCTCCATGAATGTACTCAGCAAGAACAGCACCATATTGATCAACTACTTTTTCACCATCTAGTTTCATCTTTTACCTCTTCTAGTCATACCACCACCGTAAAACATTCCTTTCTTACGATAGTCAGTCATTCCACCTTTAGCATACCCTTTTTTCTTTTTTTGTAAGCTACCTTTAGAATTTCCGTACCTAGTGCTTTCTGTTCTGCCTGGACCCATCTTATAGGCTTCTAAAGCTCTTGCTCTATTTTTGTACTTGTCTTTGTTCTTTTTGTACCATTCATCAAACTTAGTAGCTTTTGCTAAACCTTCTTCAGCAACCTTTTTAACTTTAGCTACTTGCTTAGATTTAGCTTCTCGCTCTCCGATGCTTTGTTTAGGTTCTTTACCTTTAGTTGGGATAGTAAAAGCAGGAGGTAATTTTTCAACTGTAATAACATCCTTTGCTGAACCTGGACGTATTCTAGGTTTCATTGAAGACTTAGGAGCACCACTAATATCTTTGCCTTTGTTGTTAGCCCAAGCTGTCAGAGCAGAACCTTTGTACTTACCCTTGTTTCTTTTTTTCCAAGCGTCTAAATCTTCTTTTGTTACAGCAAGCATCTTCTTGCCTTGCTTGTTCATGTAATACATTGATCCTGCTTTTTTAGCAGCAGCAATTGTTTTATAATCTTTATATGAGGCCATTGGACTAATCCTTGTTATAAGTGTCAGGAGCTTTTTTGATCCCTGTGTTAAGAGGACCAGAAGACTTAACCATACCACCTACGTTGTAAGTAGCTACTGTACCGCCTTTAGCGTAAGCTTTCTTTTTCATGTTAGCTCCACCTTTAGCCATGCCTTTCTTTTTCATCATAGCACCGCCATTAGCCATGCCCTTTTTCTTTTTGGGCATACCACCTTCGTTCATGTAACCCATCTTGTTACGAACTGATTCAGGTAGTTTTTTAAGACCAGTTTGGTTAGCACTAGGAGCTTTTAATCCTCCTGCTGCGTAACCCTTTTTCTTCATGTTGACACCGCCCTTAGCCATGCCTTTTTTCTTCATGTTGACACCACCCTTAGCCATGCCTTTCTTTTTCATCATAGCACCACCGTTAGCCATGCCTTTTTTCTTCATCTTTTTCATTTATCTTCCTCACTATTAATACTATACAAATTATTAAAGACTCGTTGCGTATCCCATACGTAGTCCACGTTTTCTTTTGAGTTATAAATATTCTGGTTTGGTTTAAAGTCTGGTGCACCTTGACCTGTTTCAAACCAAGCAGGGTGAGTTACTCTCACTCTATTGTTGGGTAACGCAACAATGTTACCTGTGTACTCCCCTGCATCCAACAACTCAAGTACGTGAGATTGTTTGTGCTGTGCAGGATCGTCTGCTACTTCATTGTCAGTATAATCAACAGTGAAGTAATACTTTGCAGGATAGAACTGCCCATCTACTTTTGCTATCCAAGGGGCAGGACTAGCTCTTTCTAATTTGTATACTGAGTGTGTATGCGACATACAATCCCAGGGTTGTGCTAAATACGGTGGTAATTCTTCAGGCCACTCTTCTAAAGGTGTGTCTGCTACGAGTGCTGTAAGAGGCATCCTTGCCCACATTGCACCACCGTGTACGTTCTCTGAGCCATCAAAGTCCGACTCACAACCAGTAAATAAAACTTGAAAACTTAGAGTTCTGTTTGGCATGGTGGTTACACCTATAACCATACAATGTAAAAACTCTCCGTGATAGTCTTCAAAATTCTTTGTGTATTCTCTACGTACCCATGCTTTGAAGTACGGTATGCTACTTTGTAGATACGGCATCTTTTTTGTGTTTCCTTCGCAATTCTGCTTTAGCTTGTTTAAAGACATTTGCTATTGCTGTCTTGCCCATAACCTTAGCACGTTGCTCTGCTACGGTCAATATTTGGATCTTTCTTGCGTAAGGCTTCTTTAACTTTTTTACTTTTGCTACTGTAGCTTTGGCATCAGCCATTGTAGCAAACTTGATCGATACCGTGTCTTTAGGGTTTTCATCCGTGTATAGTCTACGTCCAGACCCTTTAGGTTTTTTACCTGTTCCTACTTTTGGGTCTTTTTGCTTTGCCATTACTTACTACCCCACCTTTAGCGGCTCTAAACTTTCTTGTCTTTTCCGCTATCTTTTTAGGTTGTGCCACAAACTGTTTACCTGCAGCCTTTCCTTTTCTTTTAGCTTTTGTTGTGGCTGCATACTCACTGCTGCTAAGAGATTTAATAGCTGCACTAGGTAAATACCGTTCACCAGTCTTAGAACTGGGCTTGCCACTCTTTGTGCGCCATTTTTGTTTAGTCCATTTCTTAAGAGACTTCTGTGGGGCTTTCACGACTTGTAGCCTCCACCTTTGGCTTTGTATTGTTTGGCTAACATTTGAGCTTTACGAGCAGACCATTGACCAGGGCTACCCCCTTTGCCACCTGCTTTGATCCTGTTGAATAGGTTTTTACGCATAGTTGGTTTAGTGTAATTACCTGCTTTGTTAACTGTACTACCACCGCTAGACATTCCAACTGCTTTTTTTAAAGTCTTTGCTTGACCTGCGTGTGTTTTTGAGGCTTTGCTTAAACCTTTAATTACTTTTTTTACTTTAGTTTTATTTTGTTTTGATAAAGCCATTGTCTTTATGCCTTACAATTACAATCAGGCCCACAGTTCTTATTTAAAATAGCACACCCTATTCTTTTAAAATATCTCCAAAACCATTTTATTATTTTCATAGTGAAACTCCTATTTCAATCTTTTGACAATCTGGTATAGCTAGGTATCCCTGTTGTTGAAAATATCTAGCTACTATCATTGCCTCTTGAGCACATGCTTCCTCTGTAGTAAATGTTGCAGTTTTTTTTACCATGATTTCGCAAGACAATGCTGCAGGTGTACTACAGAGGAGCATAAATGCTATCCACATTAGAAACTGACCGTAGCCCCTACTGTTACGTCACCAAACTCTAAATCTGAATCTGTTGACACTTCGGTATACAGACTAATGTTTGTGCTAGGCACAGTGTAGTCTGCTGTAAAATCTAAGCCTTGAAAGATGTCTCCTTCGTCAAGAGTCAACATATCAATATCAGTAGACATTGTTAGGCCAATACCCATAGCAGATAAACCTGCTGATGGTGTCATTTCCCATTCCCAATCTTCTACCCCTGTTGTGTAGTTAAGATCTGAGGACGCACCAAACGATATAGTCTGACCTGCTACTGAGAAGTCTTTTGAGTAGGATGCAGTTGCCATTATAGCAGCCAATCCTACCCATGCTGCTACTACAGCTATTTCTTTTTTGTTTAACATCATTTTATTTTTAAGATCCTTTAACCCATTTTTTAGAAGGAGATTTTGTTTTAGAAGCACTCCATTTAACTTTGTTTGCCCAATATGCTGCAGACATTTTACCTTTTGCTATGTTCTTTGCGTGTCTCGATTTAAAAGCTTCACGCTGTCCTGCAGTCTGGTTTGTCTTTACACCTTTTTGCCCGAACTTTATATATTTATATTTACCTCCTTCAGATGCCATTACGTGGTGGGATTTACCACTACTATCATTTAACCTTTGCGGTTTGTTGACACCCTTGAGGCCAACAGCTTTCATTTTGTTTTTGACACGCTCAGGTACAGCCATTTACTTGTACCTGTCGTACTTCGGATTATCTTTTCTTCCAAACAATCTCAAAACAAAATCTGTTATACCTCTAATCATTTCTGTCGGTGTTGGCAAGAGCCAACCTAAAATTAACAGCAATATAACCCAAGGAGGTATGTTGGTGTTGATAATGTCTAAGTTTTCCACAGTTCCTGTCTCTACTTCTTTTTTTATTACATCTCTTCCTGCTGTAGTGTTTTGTTCAACACTCATTACAGCTTGTCTATTCTCAGCACCTATCTGTGCGTTAGAATTTACTGTAGGACCTCCTGATCCTCCTAACGGAAGCAGAGTACTCAAACCACAACCAGATAAGAATAGAACGAGTATTAACCATCTCACTACATTACTCCTGCTTATCATCTTTGTTAAAACAATCAAACTGTAAGCCTAAGTACTCGTTTTCTTCGTACTTTTCCCAGTTTGCTTTCTGAGCAATTATCTGACACTGATGCTCAGTGAACAGTTCTTGCATGATGTACTGATTACCTGTGTAGACCCACTCTTCACCAGTGTTTCCCCACAGACTTATAACTAGTACAAACTCTTTCACTACATCAATTCAAAGTGGGGAGCATCGATGAAGGGTCTACGCCCCTGGCTTCGTCTTAGGTCTACGTATGCCATCATGGCATCTTCTGCGCTGCCTGGGTAAGATCTTATATCTCCTTCACTCCAAGCTGCTCCCCATTTGATGCTGCATCCAACCTCTTGGGCAGCCTTTTTAAAAGCGTCACAAATATTGTCGTACAAGTTTAGTTCCCAAGAAACATCAGAACCAACATAAGCTACTACGTCAACTGCGTGACTAAAACCGTCATCTTGTAATAAATGTTTAGATCGCATAGTCTGAGATCTTCCTGCAGCTACGTTAGCCTTTTGCTCGTCTAAGGTTCTTACACCCTGCGTCACTCCAAAGTCTACATCTGTCAGTTGGATAGCTCTTTCAACTACTGCTGTCATATCTGGGTGTACACCCTCTAGTCTGTCTAAAGATCTTTGACTTAATCTAAAACTCATCTCATGTCCTTCTGCATTGCTACTCTGTTGCCCATTGGTTTACCTGCCATGTATGCTGTAGCTCCCATGTACGCTGCTACGATACCAGTTTGAGCAATGTAAAATAGCCCAAGCAAATCTGCTAGGGCTGCTACTCTTGTGTCTGACATTAACGGTGTGAACAAAACGACTGTAAAACCAATCATCATCACCATAGCTATCCAAGCCATCTTCTTTTGAGACTCAGCTTTTTCTTCTCGTAACTCAACCTCGAGCATACGTTCTTTCATTGCTACTTCTTCTGTTGTGATCTTACCATCACCATCAATGTCAAAGTCTACTACCATCTATTACTCCACAACTTCTTTAGTTCCACAGACACGTTCATACACCATGTCTCCAACATAAGCTTCAGCCCATTTGTTTTCAGTGAAGGTACAAAACGTCCACAGATCATTTACGTCTAGGTCTAACAGTTCTAGTTGTTGTTGTTGTTCTGACACTTTTATTTGTAAGTGTTCTATATCGTGAACTAAGTTACTGATATACCAGACTAAAGCGACTAACTGTACAGCCATTGCAAAGACAAGAGCTACTGGTATTTTAAAACCGTCCATGTATTATTCCCAATCTCGTTTTCTGTCAGGATCTAGAACGTCTTGTTTACGTAAAAAACCTTCGAGGTACATAGATCTTTCCATTCTGTCCAAAGATACCCAGTGTCCTGTAGATTCGTAGTAAGCTCTTCTAACATAGAACACGTCAGATCGGGGAATGTGTACCCTTTTTAACTTGTTCTCGTTTTTTTCAGCTAAAGCTTTGTAGAACTCTTTGAGTACTGAGTCAGACTCGAAGTACTTTACTCTTTTGTTCATGATAATTACTTGTGTTGCGTAGTTTTACGTAAAGTATCCCACAAGTCAACAGCATCGTTCCAATTTTCTTTCAGAAAATAGACAACAAAAAAAGGAATGTGGGGTACTATTAGTAATACTTTAAGTATTATTGTTAATATTAATTAATTATCATTAATAATAAATACTAAAAGTATTACTTCTAGTATTATATACTATTAGTTATACACGCTTCAAGTTTAAAACAAGGACAATACAGGCAAAGTGACAAGATGTCACACCTTTCTCTTCATCATACTTAAACATATACCCTTTGACCTAGTAATAATCAGCAGCTTTCCCTGGGAATCAAACAGGTAATACTTGTTGTTTTTCTTAAACAGTTGCATATCACTAGTTATACCCCCATTCAATTATTGTTCAACTGTAAACCACATTAATTTAAAAGTGGTTAACAGACTAAAAATACCCATATCTGTCATTGAGCATGTACACGTAACGTATACCCCCTACGTGGCGCATGCCCGACCCCTCTATATAGTTTAATATTGAACTATTTTTATCTCATATCGTTTAAAACTGAACAAAATCCAGGTGAAAACTAGTTTAACATTAAACTATTTATTTATCGTTATTCGTTTAGTATTAAACTTTTAGAAGCAAGCGCATTACAGCAAGTTTTATGCATACCCCTATCTTAAGCTTACACATTATATATATACCCCTCTAGAGAACGTGCACATTGCCGGACATTTCCTAGCAAATCACTTACTAATTTCCGGTGCTTTTTTAGGTAACCAACAAAAAATTATTTTCTTGATCGCTGCTAACCTATTGAATCGATTGAATTTTATAATTTTGCAATTAACCTGGTTTTCAATTATTGTGCTTTTAAGCAGTCAAGCTGCGACCCATTTTAAAAGAAAGGTAAATTAAAAATGTATAAAAGAGATACCAAAGCAATAATAGAAATATGTGAACAAAGACAATCAGTCTTACCAGTTGCATTATTTGTGCTTACAACTATTCAAGCAGGTTTAAGTACTTGCAAAAATCAAATAAAAGACTGCAATCAAGAGGGTTCAAACTCTAGATTTTTGTGGGGTAAAAAAGCCGAAGGATTAGAGTTTGTTAAAAAGCATGACGCTTTCCTATTCGGTAAAATCCAACACATTAAAGAAACGTTAGGTACTGAAAGTGTTGAAGCTTGCACCAAAGCAATAGAACTATTTTTACCAGTACCAAATCTAGGTATGGTTAAATCAGCATTTGTTGCACAATGCTTAGGGTTTAACGTAGCTTGTATAGACAGCCACAATTTAAAAAGATTAGGTATGGCAGAAAGCAAGGTTAAACTTGGCAATGTTAAACCAGAAACCAAACGCAAAAAAATAGAAGCTTATGTAGCAATGACGCAAGAACAAGGTTCCGAATATTGGTGGAATAGTTGGTGCGATTATGTAGCAGGTAACCAAGCAAATAGATCCTTAGATAACGGGGATATAGTTTCTAGATATCATGTGGAATGTGTTGACCTAGTAAACGTGTAACTTGTTATTTTATTGGTGGCATTCTTTTGGAGTGTCACTAAATAAGACAACAACAGAAACGGAATAAATAATTATGGTTCAAATATTAAGGAAGGATAAAATGATACAGTTAACGGAAAGTATGCTTAAGAATTGGTTAGAGCAAGGCTTGTACACCTACGAAGGTTTAAAAGAAACTTTTGAACTAATGATAACTGATAAGGAAAGCGAGATTGAAAAGCTTATTAATCAACATGGTGAAGGGGTACGTCCTAGCTTTGTATCAACAGATATAGTTTGTTTACATAGTAGCATTCACAATTATACTGAAGCTTTAAAAATGTTAGAAAGGATTAAAAAATGAGTGTTGAATTTAACGTAAATGATTTGGTTTTAGATAAGCAAAAACTAATTAATTTTGCCAACCGAATTGAACAAGTACAAAGGGAAGCAGGTTCAAGCTTTTCTACTGAGCACCAAAAAGATACAGCATTATCACTATTATGTGATATCAATAACAGGTTAGAAGAAATCTGTTCTGACTTAAATAAATGGTATTGGTATGGGAGGCATAAATAATGAGACTTACTTCAAGGGATTGTTACCCTAGTTGGGAAACCCAGAACGTTAGCATCTGGATAAACCACGATCCTAATTTATACGAATTTACCTACAGGCTATTGTCTAAGCTTGGATTATATAGAGCATCCAAAGAATTAGATAAGAACTTACGAGGTACTTTAACCCCTGATGGTGCAAGGTTTACCTATCAGGCTATTCTATACACTTTGTCAAACATGGAGGTTTAATTATGACAAAATTTGATAGATCAACTCTAAGAGCTTTACGTTCTGACTTGGATGAATTGTTAGCAACATTCAATACCGATAAGCACGATATCAAAATAGAACTTGGTAACTGTACTTATTCGGATGGTGAGGCAACCTTCAAGCTTAAGGTTACAAAGAACGGAGCTAAGACTAGGGTTCAAGAACTTACTGAGCAAATGGCTAGGCTAGAAGAATTAGATTTATCCAAAATAGCTAAACTAGGTGGGGATGACTACAGCATAGCTGAGTTTAGACCTAAAGCATCCAAGCGTCCTTGGTTAATCACCAAGCTTAAAACAGGTCAGCTATACACTGTGGATACCAACACAGTAAAGCGACACTTTAGCGTCAAGCCTAACGTGTTTAGCACCTAAATAATTATTGTTGATGGTGGGGCATATTTTTAGGCTCCACCACTTTTAGAAAAGGATTATTGATATGAATGTACTAAGCTTATTTGATGGCATGTCCTGTGGACAGATAGCCCTAAAAAAATTAGGTATACCAGTTAAAAACTATTTTGCTTCTGAGATTGACAAGTTCGCAATTAAGGTAGCCGAAGCAAACTTTCCTGACATGATACATTTAGGTGATGTCCAGAATGTTAAGACTAGCGGTCAACATTTGTTAGATGAATTTGATTGCGGTCACAAAATTGATTTGCTTATTGGTGGTTCACCTTGCCAAGGGTTCAGCTTTGCAGGAAAGCAATTAAACTTTGACGATCCTAGGTCACAACTATTCTTTGAATACATACGATTGTTGAAAGCTTTAAAACCTAAATACTTTATGTTGGAGAATGTTAAAATGAATAAGCAATCCCAACAGATTATTACTGATTACTTAGGTGTAGAACCTATTGAAATAAACAGTAACCTAGTGTCTGCTCAAAACAGGCGTAGGTTATATTGGACAAACATACCAGTAGACGGATTGCCAGAAGATAAAGGGATAGTTCTAGCTGATATCCTAGAAGACGGATACACCGACAGAGAAAAGTCTTATTGCTTGGATGCAAGTTACTACAAGGGTGGTGGTGCTAGTAATGTCAGACTGTATTTTGAAAAGAGTAGAAGACAGATTGTCTTTGGTTCTGGAATGAACGTAATAGGTACTGCTACTGATATCAAAGGCAGGGAAAGCATACGCAGGGTTTACGGTGTTGATGGTAAAGCACCAACATTATTAGCTACTACTGGTGGTAATACCCAACCAAAGGTAGCCGTGAAGGGTGCTAGGATAGTGAACCGTAGGCTAGACAAAGATGGTAAGCGTAAAGACTACGACAGAACTATTGAACCAGTAGCTAGGTTAGAACTACGCAAGGATGATAAGGGTGGTTGCCTGACTACTGTACAGAAAGACAGTGTACTTGCTTTTCCTAAGATACTTCAGAGAGCCAGAGGGTTTAACAAAGGTGGTCTGAAAGCTTTGGACGGTAAGACACCTACCATTAGCACAAGTGCATGGGAGCACAACAATCACCTGACACTTGACGAGGGTACAACATGGCGAAAGCTTACCCCAGTGGAGTGTGAGAGACTTCAGACTGTGCCTGACGGATACACTAACCACGTTAGCAATACCCAAAGGTATAAGATGCTAGGCAATGGTTGGACTGTGGATGTAGTCAAGCACCTATTCAAAGGGTTGGTTCAATGAAAAGATATTATGTAGAGTACCGTCTTTTTGAATGGGAAAAAGACACTTACCATTTTTATATGATGGCTTACAGCCCAGAACAAATTCGTGAAATGATGGATGTTTACGAACTGGTTTTTGTAGATCAAACAGATTAAGGAAGGATCAACTAATGAATGATGAAGACTTAGAAAGAGAAGCAAGAGAAGCTTTTGACGGAGCAAAGAGAGCCTTAATCTATGACTACATGTACATGGGTACTGAGATAGGAAGAGATAACCTAGAGTATATGGGGTTCAAACATATTGAGACTAGGGAATACATAAAGATACCCAAGTGTGGGATAGCATTTAGAAAGGATATAAAATGATTAGGAAAGATGAAGTAGAAGCTTACAACAAACACTATAAACATCTGAGGGGGGCAAAGATACTAGAGTTTTATATGGAGCAATGTAAGTATAATCCAGAAGAATTTTGGCCTACCTTTAGGATGCAAAAAGGTAATGACGTGTTTAAGTTTGTACTCTCGCAAGACCCAGAGGGTAACGGTGGTGGCTTTGCTTTCATAGAGGATTTATAAAATGGGGTACAGAGAGACTGAATTGGTAAAGGCTGTTGATGTTTACTCTGATAGCTTGGATGAAAAGACTTTGAGGGAGTACGTCTACAATGACTTACTGGAAAAGTATGACAAGGTAGACTACGAAACAATAGATGCTTTCATTGCCATGACAAAAGAAATGGTAAGCCTCAAAGATATATTGGATGAAGAGTTAAACAAATGATGAGAGTTTATTTCTTAGGTAGGTTCTCAAAAGTAAAAGAGGATTTAATCTGTCAGCTAGTAAGCTTTTGTCAGGAGCAAATGTTTCCAGATATTGATGACGTACTCTTGAACTTTGAAGGGATACTTCCCAAGTATAACGACTATCACGGTGATTGTTTGTACGAGGAAGACAACGAGTTTACTATCAGGCTCAACAAGCGATTGACTATTCCGCAGCTTGAAATAACTTTATGTCATGAGATGGTACACGTTAATCAGTACCTGAGGGGAAAGGAGATGGATGATACCTCACCATACTTTGAGAGGTGGCAAGAGAAAGAAGCCCACCAAAAAGAATTAGAACTACAAACTATTTTTCATTCGCAATAAAGAAAGGATTGATTGAGAAATGATAGAAGACAAAACCTACAAAATCCAGGTGGGAGATTACAACGATGCAGTAATCTATGTTTACTCCCACAGAAACAAGATCATTAACCCAAAGGATAGTGAAGACAAACACAAGTGGAAACACTGGAAAGAAGTTGAAACAGTAGTGCCTATCAACTGGGATATGTACGGTGATGACAGAGAAGAACAAATAGATTTGCTTCATCAAAAAGTTAAAGCCGTTGCTAGTGCTTTAGCAGAACTTTATTCACGACATATAGACTACGAGATAGGTGTTTGCTACACCATGAACACAGACCAGTATGTAACTATTTAAAAAAACAAGGAGAAACTAAAAATGAAAACAAGAAACTTTTGGACGTTAAGAATTAGTGATTGGTTGCCAGAAACAAAAGAGTACAAAGAAAGATACACAAGGTACTTTGGGTCTAGCCTCAAAGCTAGAAGGGCAGCAATTAAACACATCACAATTATTAAGAACGAGAACAAGATTAACACTGTGGATTACAGTAAATCTTTCTATTCAATATCAGCAGACAGTGGGAGTGTACACTGCATCATTCAAAAGGAGATGATAGAATGAGAGTAACATTAGAAAACGCAAAACGAGTAAGACTGGAAGCATTTGCGGCAGCCGTAGTAGCAACTCAAAAATATATTGACGAGGTGCTTAAAGGTGAAGATGCTTACACTTGTGGATTTGCTTGGGTCACAGTTGATCCTAAGCACAAGGGCAACACCAAGGAAGGAAGACAAGAAAGAAAAATCTTTGCTGCCCTGGATTTACAAAAAGATTGGACTGAGAAAAGATTTCAGTGGTGGAACCCAAGCAAGTGTTACTTCCAAAACATAGACTGTAAGGAACAGGGTGCTCTCGCTGCAGCCAAAGTTTTAAAGAGTTATGGTTTGGATGCTTGGATGGGGTCAAGGTTAGACTGATGCCAAAGATATATCAGATCAACATCCATGATAGAAGTGATAACCTCTTTGCTTTTTACTCTACTAAAAACAAGAACGAGGTTGATCGATTGGTCAAGAAATTTTTAAGAGTGAAAGGAGTATCAGTGGAGGTAAAGATAATAGGTGGGTGAAGCTATAGCCTTAATAGCCTGGATTGCTTTTTTTGTCTGGGCTTACTATCAACTGTATGGGTGAGGCAATCTGCCATACTTGAAATGTAAATTACAACTTACAACTATTACTTAAGGTATTACTTACAGTTAATTATAATTATGTTGTTATTAATATTATTATTAATATAACTTGTAGTATTACCTTAAGTAAATAATGGAGGCCGTAGTGACAGAAGAAGAATTTAAGGTAGCATTAGCAACCATGAATGAAGAGACTGAAGAAGAAACTCTTCAAAGGGTGCTAGTAACAAATGTTGAATTGTTTGAAAGACTACTAGAACTCCACGAGTTCTTAGAAGAAAATGATTTAACTCAAAAGGATTTCCAGAAATGGAAAAAACAAAAGTATGAGAGGAACTACCATTGACTATCTACATACCTGAGCCAACAACAATACTATTGATTGTGTTGTCTTTTCTCGCAGGGTTTCTGTACAAAAGATACAGAGACAACGAGGATGTGGCTGATGCTTTTGATGAAGGGTTTGAGAAGGGGGCAGAAGCCGCAATCAACACTGTTAGTAGAGTAACAGGGAGGAATATTGCGGATGAATTATACGGAGAAGTTTTGGACAGACGATCCTCACGATGACGTATCTCATTGGATAGGAAGGATATAGAATGAGACATTTAAACTACGAGAAAGAAAAGGTTGTTGCTATACAACAATATATCATAGACCTACAAAAAGATATAAGTGACCTCGAATGGGAAGGAGAAAACAAGAAAGCAGACAACCTCAAAAGAATATTGTCAGATGTTATAGAACAAAGAGACAAGGGGGAAGTATGGTATCCTATGTTTTAGATGGAAGTAATGACATGGAAGTATATTTCCAGGATGAATTGCCACTTAATCACGAGCCTAGCTTAGACCATTGGGCAAAGATTATAGCAGAAGGTGAGATGGAGGACGGTGGTACTAACTGGGATTATGAATACGAAAGAGCATGGCACTCTTTGGATGCCGAATATAATTATAGTTATGTGTAAAGAAAGGACAATTGATGCTTAAATTATTTTATACTCTACTCGTTATTGAGTATGTTGTTGACGATCAAGATGTGTCAACCAGTGTTATTTTCCCAAGCGAACAAGGATGTTATGAGGCTATGGGTGATGGAGTAATGGATGATCTATATGATGTTATTGCTGATACTTACGGCAAAGAAATTATGATGTATTGTAAAAGAACACCGTTTACTTCTGGTGTGCAGTCCTACATAAAACCTAAGATAAGACCTTACGAAAAAACAGATTAAGGAAACAATGTAATGATGTACATACTAATATGGATGCAGTTGTTTAGCACACAGTCGGTTGAGTACTACCAGTTAGGTAACTACGCCACACTGGAAGAGTGTCAGATTGAACTGAGCAAAGCAGCCAAGATGATAACACACAAGTCAGAGACAGTAGCTTGCCTAGAAGTAGAGGTACAACAATGAAGGGAAAAGCACCAAACGAATTGGCAGAGATAGAAGCCAAGAAAACTTTTGAAGGTTTCATCAAGTGGATGAAGACATCCTTCTACTGGATCATGGCAATCTTAGTTATCCTAGCTTGGTGTAACTTTGGCACTGATACTGAGACAGGTAGCCAATACAACGGTGAAGTATACGCACCGATGAACATAGGGGAAAAATAAAAAATGAAATTAACATTAACTGTTTTGTTTTTAATGTTTGTAGCAGCATCTCCATTTTTGTATATGCTCGTTGAGGGTATTTAAATGAGTGAGCAATACTGCACCACAAAAGGATTGGGGTGGGCATTTATTATCTGTTCGTTTTTAATCTTGGGTGTTCCTGTGCTGATGTGGTTAGCCTTGGAAGGGGCTGACTGGTATCAACGATTTGATTTAATGAACCCGATGTGGTGAAGTCAATGCAACCAAAGGGAGTACCTTGTCATATCCGTATCAAACATGCACCAACAATAAAAAAACCAGGGAGGCAATGTAGATTATACGGAAAAACCTTTGACAGTATAGCTGAAGCTGCTAGATGTTTTAACATAAGTTATAGTTGGGCAGTGGAGCAAGTTAATAACGGATGGAATATGGAAGACTTCCCAAAGAAATCCAGAAGAAAGCTTTTAGAAAGGATTGATAATGAAAGCAGTAGTAAAGAATAACGGAGAGATATCACATCAGCCGTGTCCGTATGAGGATTGTGCAAGCAGTGACGCATTTAGTTACAACATAAACCAGAAGGTTGGTCACTGTCATTCATGCGGTAGAGGCTACCCTGGATCACATAAAAAATTTGATTGGGCTGAAGCAACCTATCCACCGCCACCGCCAAAGGTGGACTTACACAAGACCAAGGTTATCAGTGGTAGGTTTGATGGTATACGAGGACTAAAAGAAAAGACTGCTAAACTTTTTAATATTCAAGTTCAGTACGGAGAAAATAACACCCCAGTAAGATACGCCTTTCAGTACCCTAATGGTGCTGTTAAGTATCGTGGTTATCACGAAAAACGTTTCTTCTGGAAGGGCAAAGGTCAGAACTCTTTATTTGGTCCTGATTTTAACGCAGGATCTAGCAAACGTATTTACATAACTGAGGGTGAGTTTGATGCCGCCAGTTTGTACGAGGTTATGGACGGTGCTTACCCAGTTAAGTCTTTGCCAAGCGGATCGATGTCCGAAACTTTCATAAAAGAAAACCATAAATACTTAGACTCGTTTGAAACAGTGGTCTACGCAGGGGAATTGTCTGATGCAACAGGTAAAGCTGCAGCACAAAAACTTTATAACTTGATGCCAGAAAAGTTTTACTACGTTCCTATGTCCAAGTGGAAGGATGCCAACGAGTTCTTAATGAACGGTGATGCTGAAGCTTTGAAGTGGGCAGCATTTAAACCCCAGAGATATTCCCCAGATAACTTTTTTGTTGGTGATCTAGCTATCAAAGAAGCAATAGAAACAGAGAACCCTTACGAGTACACCCCAACTGGACATACTGGCTTGGATGATAAGATGCGTGGTCTTGTTAAGGGTGGACTAACATTTATCAAAGCACTCAGAGGTCAAGGTAAGACTGAACTAGTCAGATACTTTGAAGTAGGATTGTTACGTCAAGGAACTAAGGTAGCAATGCTACACATGGAAGAGATGAAGGGTACAACCTACAGAGGCATGGCAACCTACGAACTAGGTAAGAATGTCCGAACAAAAGAAGATGCTGAAGCAAACGGATTTACAGAACAACAAGTAATAGATGCCGCCCAAAAGTTAGGTGGTGGTGACAAGTCTGTTGTGTTCTACATGGAAGGTCATGACGATCCTATGATGGTTCTTGATTATGTAAGAACGTCAGCCACAGTTTACGGTGCTGAGTACATCTTTATAGATCACGTTCAACGCCTAGCCTACCTGTCAAACTCTGGGGTGGATGCCGCCACTAGTACACTAACTACCATTGGTGCTAGGATGGCGCAGCTTGCAAAAGAGTTAAACATTGGTGTCGTATTTATCTCTCAAGTTAACGATGATGGACGAACTAAGTATGCATCTTCACTGGAAGAGGAAGCTATTATTTGTATCAAACTCAGTCGTAACGTTGAGTCAGAAGACGAAACTGAACGCAATACCACCCAGTTTATTATTGACAAGAACAGACCCTTTGCAAAGTTAGGTAACTCAGGTTCAGTATATTATGATCCAGATACTACAATACTTGAAGAGGTAGTATTCCAAGTATGAGAATAGTTGTCAGTGATATAGAGACTAACGGTCTTGAGGATAGTGACAAGCTATGGATTTGCGGTGGTAAAGATTTAAGCACTGGTAAAATAAAAAGGTTTGATAACTGCCATGAAGATCCAGTTGCTAAGGCTGAAGCTATTAAGTGGTATGAATCAGCAGACCTGATTGTTGGTCACAACTTTGTACAGTTTGATGCACCGATGCTAAACAAACTTTTAAAACCAGGTATTATAGATCCAAGAAAGATTGTTGATACTGTTATTATAAGTAGGTTAGTTGATTACAACATAGCTATCCCAAAGGGTGCTCAGTATCCTCACAGCCTTAAGGCTTGGGGTATAAGATTAGGTAAACATAAAGGAGATTTTAATGATTTTTCTAGATACAGTGTTGAGATGGTTGACTACTGGTATCAAGACATCGAGGTTACAAGTTCTTTGTATGAGCATTTCCATGATATTATTTGGGATGCTGATTGGACTAAATCATTAAGAACAGAACACGATGTACAGATAGAACTGGTACGGACTCAGTACTACGGTTTTTGTTTTGACAAACCAAAGGCTGAGTTTCTTCTTAACTCAATACAAACAAAAATGAAAACTTTAGAAGAACAATTTCAAGTAGACTTCCCACCTAAACTTACGGAAGTAAACAGAATAAAGTACCGACTAAAGAAAGACGGAACTGAAATGTCTACCGTCACAAAAGCAAAACAAAAATATGGTATGACACACATTGAAGGAGAAGATCTAATCTGTTCTGACTGGATTAGCTTCAACCCTGGATCAGTCAAAGATCGTATTGATGCACTGTGGGAAGCCAAGTGGAAACCAGTAGATAGAACAAAGACTGCTATAGAGTTTTCAAGAACTAAAGTTGGTGACCCTTGGAAGAAGTCAATTGCTTCTATGGATCAAGAATTTTACGACAAAAAGAAAGCTCACTTGGATGTTTACGGATACACAGTTTCAGAGGCAAATCTTAGCACACTTCCTGACACAGCACCTACAGGAGCAAAAGCTCTAGCCCAGTGGTTGACACTTGAAGGTAGGCGTTCCTCACTGGTGGAGTGGCTAGGACAGTGTGGTGAAGATTTAAGGATACACGGTAGCATCAACAACATTGGAGCATGGACAGGACGATGTTCTCACAAAGATCCTAACACTGCTAACATATCCTCTCCGTTTCATGGTGAAGCAAAGACTGCGGTAGAACAGGTAAAGAAACAATTTGATTTGCACTTACGTGCTTGTTGGACTGTACCATCAGGCTCTTGGTTAGTTGGTACGGATGCTGACGGTATTCAGCTGCGAGTGTTAGCAGATTATCTTTGGAGACATTTTGATGCCGATCAATATGCTCAAGCTATCATGACAGGAAAGAAAGAAAACGAAACAGATATCCATAACGTAAACAAGAAAGCTTTGAATGTTCCTAATGGTACAAGGGATATGGCAAAGACTTTTATTTATGCTTGGTTACTTGGAGCAGGGGTAGCAAAGACAGGACAGATACTTAACGTAAGTATGATGGCGGCAACCCAAGCACGTACTCGTTTTGAAATGAGTATTGATGGTTTATATAATTTAAAGAACCAACTTGTACCCTACGTTGCAGAGCAAGGATATTTTACTGGGTATGATGGACGTAAAGTTCCAGTACCTAACGCACACAAAACCTTGGCAGGTATGCTACAAAATGGTGAAGCTTGTTTGATGAAGCACAGTCTACTCAAGTGGCACGACAAAGCTAGGAAAGAAGGTATTAACTTTAAGATGGTTGGTTTTATTCATGACGAATATCAAGTGGAGGTAACAGGAACAGAAGAAGAAGCTAAAAGGTTGGGTCAGATACAAGCTGACTGTATGTTAGAAACTGGGGAAGACTTAGGCTTTAAAATACCTACGCCAGGATCATATGATATAGGAAAAAATTGGGCTGAAACCCATTGACAACCTACTATCACAACACTATGTATTACAGTATTAATGTTTAGAAGGAGGGCAACATGCCATCAACACAAATGGATATCAAGGGAACAATCGAGTGGGCAAAAGTATTTGAGTCCAACCGTGACCAAAACGAATGGAACACCGAAACAAACGGTGAATACAAAGTAACTGTTATCACTGACAAGAAGACTGCTAAGGCTCTTGTTGATGCAGGGTGCAAGAAAAAGATTGAAGAAGTAGAAGGTGGTCACAAGATTACTGTGTCACGTCCTCACACTGGCGCACAGGATTGGATGGGTGGATCACCTATCGTAGCCGATGTTACTGGTAAGTCTTGGGATCTTCAAGAAAAAGGTCTTATTGGTAATGGTAGTAAGGGAATAGTTAAGGTTGAGGTGTACCCTACAAAGATGGGAACTGGTACACGACTAGTTGGACTTCAAGTCCTAGATCATGTGGTCTATGAATCAGAAGGTGGTAACTCCCAACCACGTCAAATGTTTCAGGATCATTCAAAGAGTTCTGGAGGTTCTAAGTCTTCCTCCCAACAAGAACCACAGGACTCAATACCCTTCTAGGTTTTTCAATATCCTTTCTCCCTAGAAGAATTAGCCTCCACCCTTGTTTGTAAAGTTTCTTAGGGTGGGGGCTTTTAAAAATAAAAAGGTAAGACTATGAAAACTATAGACACACTCGTAAAAGACATGGAGGAAACCATCCAAGGATTAAACGGATGGGATCATATAATAAGTCTTAAGATGGGTGATAGAATAGCTAAGGCAGCTACCCTAAGATTCAGAGCACCACAAAAACCAAGAAGATATTTGTCGTTCTCTTCTATCGGTAGTCCTTGCAAAAGAAAACTTTGGTATAAAATAAACGAACCTGCAGCGAGTAAACCTGCTTCTCCATCAGATTTACTTAAGTTCTTCTATGGCGATATGATTGAGGAATTAGTACTCTCTATCGTTGAAGCGTCTGGTCACCGTGTTGAAGGACAACAGGATCGTTTAATCATCAATGACTTAGCAGGTCACAGGGATGCGGTTATTGATGGTATGACAGTGGATGTTAAGTCTGCCTCCCCTTACTCGTTCAAGAAGTTTGCTGAGGGTAGCTTAAGGGATAATGATCCTTTTGGTTATATCAGTCAGCTTAGTTCTTACGTGTATGCTGCTAGGACTGATCCACTGGTAAAGAACAAAACACACGGAGCTTTTCTTGTTGTTGATAAAGTAGGAGGAGACATATGCTTAGATGTGTATGATTTTTCTGAAGAGATAGAACAAAAAGAAAAAGAAATAGAGCAAGCAAAGACAATGGTATCAGGTATTATTCCTGACAGGGGATACGAACCAGTTCCTCAATCAGCAACAAGCCCCAACAAAAAACTTCATCCTTCTTGTGGGTGGTGTGAGTTTAATAAGAAGTGTTGGCCTGAGACAAGAAGGTTTGTTTATAAAACAGGTGATGTCTTGTTGGTTGACGTTGTTAAACCACCTAATGTTCCAGAAGACTTTACCTATCATGACCAAGAATAAGTACAGAGCATCAGCAATAAAAGCAGGGTATCGCTCAGGTTTTGAGGATGATGTTGCCAGAGAACTACGCTCAAAAGATGTAGGGTTTGAATACGAAAAAAATAAGATCAAGTGGGTTGACATAAAGATCAGAACGTATACACCTGACTTCGTTTTAGACAACGGTATTATCATAGAAACAAAAGGACGTTTTGTTGCTAATGATAGACGTAAGCACAAAGAGATAGCAAAACAATTTCCTGAACTAGATATTCGTTTTGTTTTCCAGAACAGCAGAGCCAAACTTTATAAAGGTGCTAAGTCTTCCTACGGAGATTGGTGCAAGAAGTACGGCTTTCGATACGCAGAAAAATCTATTCCTGATGAATGGACAAAAGAATAGATTGACGTAAAAAATTTAGTCTATATAACTTGGAGGTTCTCGTGTTGTTTGAATTGACAATGCTATTGGATGTTGATCCTGAAGCAAACTTTATTGCTTCGGACAGTATAAAAAAGAGTCTTGAAGAAAGAATTCAGGACACCATATATGATTTAGATGATGTTAAAATAATTGAGATAGATGCAAAGGAGAAGTAATGTTAACACGACAAGACCTAGAAGACATGGGATATTTTGAAGCCTTTCAATCAACAGAACCAATTAAGTTAGAAGACTATGCTGAGTGGGTAGAAAATAAAATGATTACCACTGGTGATAAAAGATTCCTAGAAAATACAATGGGATTGATAGGGGAGACAGGAGAGTTCTTTGAGAAGCTAAAGAAACATAAGAGAGATGACACACCCCTAGATAAACAAGGTGTCACACTGGAAGCAGGGGATATGTTCTTTTATTTTATAGCTATACTAAATCTTTTAAATATAAAGCTTGATGATGTTGTAAAAGAAAATATGAAAAAGCTAGACAGCAGAGAGAAACGTGGAACAATAAAAGGATCGGGAGATTACAGATGAACATACCAAACGTAGAACAGGATTATGGACCAACCTTAGAAGTTTCAAAGTGGGTTCACGAAGAGAAATACAGAGGCCAAGGAGAAACATTTAAAGATGCTATGACTCGTGTGGCAGAGGCTCTCAAAGATAATGAAGGTCACTTCAACAACTTCAGAACAATATTATACAATCAACGTTTTCTTCCTGCAGGTCGTGTACAGTCAGCTATGGGAGCACCAAGACGTGTAACCCCTTACAACTGTTTTGTGTCTACAACTATTGAAGATAGTATGGACGGGATCATGGACGCTGCAAGACGTGCAGCAGAAACAATGAGATTAGGTGGTGGTATTGGATACGACTTCTCTACCCTACGTCCTCGTGGTGCAATGATTAAATCTTTGGAGTCAAAGTCCTCTGGTCCTTTATCTTTCATGGGGATCTTTGATGCAGTCTGTAAGACAATAGCTTCTGCAGGTCACAGACGTGGAGCACAGATGGGTGTGTTACGTGTTGACCATCCTGACATTGAAGAATTTGTTACAGCTAAGAACAACATGACTTCCCTCACAGATTTTAATATTAGTGTTGGTGTTACTGACAAGTTTATGACAGCAGTAAAAGAAGGTACTGACTTTGATCTAGTGTTCAACGGAGAGGTACGTAAGACAGTCGATGCTCGTGCTCTTTGGGATAAGATTATGAGGAGCACTTGGGATTGGGCAGAACCTGGTATTCTTTTTATTGATCGTATTAACAAAAAAAATAATCTACACTACTGTGAAACAATAGCAGCAACAAACCCTTGTGGTGAACAGCCCTTACCTCCTAATGGTGCGTGTCTTCTTGGCTCGTTTAACTTGGTTAAGTACGTTGTAGATCATGATGGCAAGTACGTGTTCAACATGAACCAACTTCGCAATGACATACCTCATGTTGTCAGAGCAATGGACAACGTTGTAGACAGGGCAACCTATCCCTTAAAAGAACAAGAGCTAGAAGCTAAAAGTAAAAGGCGCATGGGTCTTGGTATCACTGGTGTAGCCAACGCTATAGAAGCACTAGGATTTGAGTATGGAAGTGATCGTTTCTTACAAACCTTAGAAGAAATAATGGGTGTTATAAGAGATGTGGCTTACACAACTTCTGTTGAACTTGCTATGGAGAAAGGTGCATTTCCTCTTTTTAGAAGAGAGTATCTTGACTCTGAATTTGCAAAGACGCTGCCTGATCATATAAGAAATCTTATAAGTGAGTACGGTATTCGTAACAGTCACCTGTTATCTGTAGCTCCAACAGGAACTATAAGTTTGTCAGCAGACAACGTTTCATCTGGTATTGAACCACCTTACAATCTTTTCTACGACAGAAAGATTCAAGAGTTTGACGGTGAAAGAACTGAGAGAGTAGAAGACTACGGCTATCGTGTCTTTAAAGTAGCAGGTAAAACAGCTAACGAACTGTCAGTGTTTGACCATGTTAAAGTTCTTAATGTTGCTTCAAAGTTTGTTGACTCTGCTTGTAGTAAGACTTGCAATGTTGGTGATGATGTAACCTGGGAAGACTTTAAAAAGATTTACATGGATGCTTATGATGGTGGTGCTTCTGGATGCACAACTTTCAGAGCATCAGGTAAACGTATGGGAATACTTAGCTCTTCTTCATCTGAAGAAATAGTAGAAAAAGAAGTAGTTGAAGAGACACAGGACTTTGTAGATGAAGGTGGTGCTTGCTACTTTGATCCTACAACAGGACTGCGTAAGTGTGAATGAGTATACCTCATGTACGCAGGGGGATTGCTCCTAGATATGGGAGCACTCCATCCCCTTGTGAAAAAGTCTGTGAAATAGGTGACGATGGCTTATGCCTAGCCTGTAAAAGAACTGTTGACGAAATAAGGAATTGGCCTATAATGTCGGACTATGAGCAGGAACTTCTACTATGCGAGCTAAAACGGAGGCAGTATGTACAGAAGGAAATTTAGAGCAGATGTTTATAACGAGGTCAACGAACCTTCAAAGCAAGCCCTTATAAAATATTTAAAAGCAGAAGGGCATGAGATATTATCAACAGAAGAAGATTATAATGCTGATGTTGTTTCAATAAAAGATGGTAATACTTACTATCATGAGGTGGAACGTAAAGCACAGTGGGGTGAAGATTATTTAGGTAATCGAGGTTTTACTTTGTTACCAGATAGTCGGTGGCCTTCTGAATGGGAAGAAGTTAGAATCCCAGGAAGAAAACAAAGATTAGTTAAAAAGTATCAGGACGAGATAGACAACTTGTTTTTCTACGTTCTTAACTGCGAGTATACTAAAGCTTGGAAAATAAAAGGAAGTCAGATGACTGATGATGTTATTAAGAAACCTTCCTTTGCAAGAGTTGACAGGCGAGAGACATTCTATCATATACCTTACACTGAAGCCGAACTAATTATTATAGACAAGGAGAGTCATGATAGACAAACGTAAACAGGTTGGTGGTACACATTACCAAAACCTTGCAATAGAACCTATTGATTATATCCTAGCAAACGAATTAGATTTTTGTGAAGGTAATGTTGTGAAGTACGTGTCTCGTTGGAAAAGTAAAGGGGGTATACAAGACCTACGTAAAGCTGCTCAAAATATAGAGTTCTTAATAGAAAGAGCAGAAGAAGAAAATGAGTAAAGATAATAAAAAAACCCTTGAACAAGAAGCTCAAGAGTTTATGAAAGAAGAGATTCCTACTGGTGATATACCAAGTAGGGATTACTTTGCAGGTGCTGCACTGTCGGGTTTGCTAGGATCTGGAAAGTATCTACGATCAGAAGAGATTGTAAGCCAAGCATACAATTATTCAAAGCTTATGCTTGATTATAAAAAGAGTAGAGATAAATCTTCTTAAACTAAAACCCTCAGTTAAGTCTGGGGGTTTTTTTATTCTATCCCCAACCTTTTACCTGTTCCTCTAATATCTTTCTGGAATCTTTTTACCATGTCTTCAAGCATGTAAAGTTGGTTTACGTCCAGATCAAACAAATCTTTTTCAGAAACGTCAAAATATTTTAAAGCTTTTCTCAAACTTTGTTTTGAGCTTGCACCTTTTATAGAGAAGATAAGACTTGTTTTCTTTTCGTCTGGGTCTAAAGATTTTTTAAGTACTTCCTTAGTGTTTTTATTAGCTACTCTTAAAATAGCTTTAACAGAGTTTTGCTTATCTTTTAAAGACATATTATCCCAATCATTATTATAAAGAACAATGTCAGCTAACATTTCTATTTGAGGTCTTACATACTTATTGTAATGATTGATAGCTTCAGGAGATTTGTTTCTTATTCCTGTATCCCATTCAGGTCTACCAATATCGTTAAAAAGTTTTTGAATTGTTGAAGAAGGTTGAACCTCTCGATACCCTACAAGTTTTCCTATAGGTACAGGCATAGGTTCGTCTGACAAAGCTTTTTCCTTTTTGTCTTTATCTTCTTTTATACTAGAAAAAATTTCGTCTGTGTATCTTAATGAATCATTAATCCATTTAGTTCCTTGTTTCTTATCTACTACCTCGTAGTCCTCTCCCTTAAGCATGGCAATTGTTTGATTAACTGGTTCAAGTCTTCTCGTAAAACCAGATACGTATTGAGATACAATCTCACCTAAAAACTGTCCTGTTAAATCAAGAAGTTCTTGATCTTCAAGATCTGCAGCTATCTGAAAACCTTTTATTACCGCACCATATGAGTCACCAAAGTCTCTTGTTAAAGCACGAGTACCAAAGTTGTCACCAAAAGCTTTGAGTAAATCTTGAGGAACTGCACCATCTCTGACTAAGTGTGCTCCCATTCTACCCATTAACATTGGTACATTTCTTGGATACTCATAAAGATAACTTCTTACAGAGCCATCTTCATCTCTATCTTCGTACCAAGCAAGACCCTCTTCTAGGTTCTGCATTTGTTTATAAGTTCCTATAGCAAGAGCACTGTATCCTACTGCTGATTTAGTTATCAGATCTAAAGTGTCTCTCTTTTGTGCTGCTTCTCCACCTGCTCTTACTACATATTTATTAATTAAACTAATACCAGAATGATCAAACATAAAAGCTACACTGTTATTCCAAAACTGACCAAAGGGAGCAAGAACCCCTATCCCTGGAACGTTTCTTACCTCTTCTATTCCGTTGGCTAACTTCTGTAAGTAACCATCATTACCACCATACTTCTTTGAGAAGGTGTTACGTAAAGCATCTTGAACTGCTCTAGCTTCTATCTCTGCAAACTCTTTAAACATTTCTGTTCCAGGTTGTGATAAATACTTTACCAGTTCATCATCCTGTAAGAACTCCGCAAAAGTTTTTCCGTATTTTATTCTTACTTGTTTGTCTATTGCGTAAGCAAACTCTTGAGTCTTTGTAATAAAGTCCTGAGCTTTAACAGCGTACAAAGTTTCAAATAATTCATTAGTTTTTTGAACAAAGTTTTTATCTTTTATTTTGTCAGGGTTTAACTCAAACTCGTCAAGTATACCTTTGACTTCAACACCACCGTTGAGATACCTAAATATTTCTCTTTGTGCCTCTGGTCTTACAGCCATGTAATCTAAAATTGTGTCCTTTGTTCCGTAAGGATCAACCATGTTTCTGACCTTCTGTCTTTGAAGATCCATCATGGACACAGCTAACTTTTTATATTTAGCAGCGTCCTCTGTATTACCTGCAACAGTTTTAATTAGGGCATTACCACTATACAGTGAGGCTCTAATCATATCAGAAATACTCTGGTTTATGGTAGCGGCTTTCCAACCAAGTATGTTTAATGCTGTTGTTCCTGGATGTGTAATAATAGATCTTATCAAAAGACTTTGAAAGTCTATTGCACCTTTCTTTACTTTTTCATAAGTAGTTTTATTAACAGGATCTACTATAGCATCTGCTATTTGCTCAGGAGATGGATCTTCTAATCCAAGTTTAGTAAACAACTGCTTACCTTGTGACTTAACTTGAAGTATTCTTCCACCTTCTGAAACAGCAGCAGCATCTAATTTTATAAACTCTTCAAAGTTAAAATCTTTTAGTTGATCTGATGACTGCTTTAAAATATCGTAAGCTTCAAGAACAATTTTTTTGTTTTCTTTTGACAGATCCTCAAAAGCGTTTCCTAAAAAATCTGTGAAGTTCATATCAAAAGGTTGTCTGTACCCTGCTTTTGCTAGTATCTGAACAAGACCTTCAAACCCTGCAGCGTCTGCTCTTTCTAGTTGAACATCTTTCTTACCATTAAAGAACATGACAGCAAACTCAGTATCATAGTCAATAGAAGCTTTGGGATCGTCAGAAACTTTAGCTAACTCTTTACCGTCTGCAACTTTCTGCGCCCACCTACTAGTACTTTCCTTAAGCTTAAGTAATGCTTGAGTTACGTCACCACTAGCAAGTATTTCTTTTCTTCGTTTCTTTGATACACTGTTAAGAGTGTTATCTAAATCTTTTTGAATCTCTGAGGATCGATGTAACTCAATTGAGGCAAGAGGTATATTCTTTTTCTTACTTATAGCAATAAGACCTAACTGCAATCCACCACCAAGAGCACCAGTTGCTGTTGATAAACCCGCTTGAAAAAAATCTAGATCATCTTTAAATCCTGAAGTAACCTCAGCTTGTTGTTGTGTAAGATCAACACCACCTGCAGCAGCCATGTCAAAGCCAAGGCTACCATAGATAGCTTTTCTGTCTGCTTTATCTAGTATTACTTTTCTTTTAGATTTTTGAAGAGCCTGTTGTAAAGCTCTCTGTGTTGCTTCTCTTTGAACTCTTTCAACAGCAGTTTTCTTTAATCCTTGTTTAGCAGCATTGTTAGCAGCTAGTTTACCTGCTCTAAAAGCTACTCGCTTTGCACCTTCTATTGCTGCTCTAGAACCACCTGCAGCAAACAACTTACCTACACCAAGAGACACTAAGTTTACTGGGTCAACAACAATAGCTCTTGCGTAATCACCTACAGCATCTAGCTTCTCTCCTAATGTCCTGTCCTTACTGAAAGCACCACCAAGACTGTCAAACAACTTGTAAGCTTGAGCAGCCTTTGCACGTCTAGCATCAAGCTCGTCACCTTCCCCTGAGTTAAGATGTGTCAACTCAGTAAGAGCAACAACAGATTGACCTGCGTTAAACTTCCTCATTTGATTTATGTAAGAGTCAATAATCTTTCTTTTGTCGTACTCAGTTTCTTCCATACCGAATCGATCAGACATATAATCTTTAATGACGTTGTAGTTATCATCAAGTGATAACGTTTCAATAAGAGAAAGACCCTCCTGCTTTTCTATTTCAGGGGGTCTTTCCGTACCTCCACCTCCCTGGAAATACTCATCTATTTGTTTTTGACGTTCTTGGTAAGTGCTCATTCTTGTTCGTCACCTTGAAAAAGTTCAGCAGTTCCGTCTGGAAAGTAAGCCGTGTTTGATAGAGCCGCCCTGTAAGTTGGTCTGGTATTAAACCAGTTCTGAGCAATGTCTGGATGTACTAACATTAGTTGGTAATAATATTGATAAGGATCACTGCTGTATTCTCTTTGTATTTTTAAAAGCTCTTGATAATTTTGATCAATTTGATTTTCTATTTCTTCATTTGAAGCATCTGCTTTTTTAGCAAGCAAGTCCTGCATTTCATTTTCTATCCAAGTATCATACGACTTGTATATTTGATCTCTTGCATCAGTAAGTAATTCTCTGTCACCTCCTGACAAAAGACCTAGATCAACCTTAGTTCTTGAATCTTCTTTTCTTCCCTTTACAGGTGAAGCAGACATACTAGCAAAAACATCAGCACCAGTTATGTCACCAAAGATACTCTCAGAATATGCATCATACATAATATCTTGTGATGATTTTTCCCCAAACATTTTTTGTAGTAAGTTCTGCTCAACCTGCTCTGGCCTTTCTCCCATATCTCCTTTAACAAAGTAAGGAGTAGCTTTCTTAATTAACTCTGACGGATTTATATCTCCCCCTTCAAAATCTGAAGCCACCTCAACAGCTTGTTTAAGAATATTTGATGTAAGTCTACCCTCTTCCTCTGCTGTTTGTGCAGCTTTAGCAAGCCTAAGAACTTCTCTTGGGTTGTCAATAAGCAAAGCATTAATAGACCTGTCATCTAGATCTTTAGACTGTAAGTAATCAACAGATCTCTCAAGTAAATCACGAAACTTATTTACTTCTTGCCTACGTTCAATGCCACGTTGGGTGAGGTACTCTTTTATCTTATCCTTTTTTTCTCTCGTGTACTTCCTATTCTCTTTCATGTCCTCAGCTAAACCGCCAAGGAAAGCACCTGCAGTAACCCTACCAAAAAAACCCATCTTATTACCTCGCCATCAGACCTTTAGGTGTATCTTCAACAACATCATCATCCATCATATCAGATTCTTCACTGGGTTCTGCTTCTGATGTTGCTGTTTCACTTATCTCTTTTAAAAGTTCAAAACCCTTATCACGTTCTTCTTCAGGAGTTTTGTCAACAGCCCTCACCAACATAGCAGCTTTTTCTGTTGCTGATAATTCTTCTTTATCAAAAGTTTCTTTGTATTCTACACCTGCAGCGTCAGCCATTTTCATTACTGCTTTACGGACTACACGTTCAATTAACAAACTCTTGTCAATATCGTGTACACCTTTTCCTACAGCACCTGTCATCATTGAATCAGTAAGAACCTTTACTGGTATACCCATATCAAGAGCAAAGAAAATATTATCTATTACTTCTGGATCAGAGATCCTATCAAGATGGTATCTTACTGCTTCATTAGGTTCTGTTATTTCTGGGGGTCTTTCCCAAGGATAATTCTTTGGTTCATCTGTTAGGGCTTGCCCTGGAATAGGTCTGTTAAATACTTCAGACATTATACTTCACCTCTGTAAAATTTAATAATACTTCCTACCGTAGCATTTCCATCTTCACCTGCCCATTTAGGATTTGCTTTTAGTTCTTTACTTCCTTTTCTGTAGACTACAAAATCTTTGTCTTTGTCTCTTGCTGAAGGTGCAGCAATCAACAGACCTAAAGGAACTGACCCATTGTAGTCTGCATAATTCCATCGATCTAAATATTTTTCTAGAGCGTTTAGCTGATCTACTGGATTTTTAGAACTATTTAATTTTTTAATGTTAATTCCTGCTTCTTTAGCAGGTGTTGCTAATATTTGAAACATGTTCTTTGCAGCAGGGTTAGTCATAAGACTACTTTCTTTAGCACCAACCATAAGTATTTCACGTTCAGGTATACCATACTTTTCTGATAGCTCTGTCAACTTAGCAGAAAATCTTTCGTCTTCTTTTAACTCTTTTATGGTGTCAGAAAAATCGTCTAGGTCTTTATCAAAAAAATACTCTGCTCCTTTAGGACGGTTAGGAATACTTTCTTCCATGTCATCTGTGTCCATGTCACTAAAATCAAAATCTTTTTCAAGATCGTCATCCCAAGTTCCGTAGAACTCAGACAAAGCTTCGTCTGCTTTAGAATCATCAACAGAAGCACTAGTTTTTAAAGCGTTTCTTACACCCCTTCTAGCCTCTTCCATTTTTGCTTTAGTCTCGTTTCTTCCCATAAGACTTCGTTGGGTAGTCTCAGCTTTGTTAGCTTGTGCTGCTCCTTTCCAATTCTCTAAAATCGCAGCATGTATTGAAGCTGCTTGTGGTTCTTTATCTGGAGGTAAACTCATTATCCTATCCCTACTATACTTTTAAATACTTCTTTTAAGAAATTACCTGAGTTTGCTGCTGCTTGTATATCAGCTTCTAACTTTGCTGCTTCTTTGACACCTTCTATCTGTAACTTTTCAAGGACAACAGCATTAGCTCTTTGAGCGTTGTTCTCTGAGATCTGAAAGGCCATTGAAAGAATGTCTCTTTCTCTCATCCATATCTCATCTAACGCCCTCATAGTCAACCCATTTACGCTCTGAGCATAAGCCATGTTAGCCTCGTTTGCTGCAGCAGAATTTATGGTTGCAATGTTCTGTCTCCACTGAGCATTTGCTTGTGCCACAGCAAGATAGTTCTGAGCGTTAAACCTTTCTCTTACATCCTGTAACTCAGCATTAAACTCTAGCAACGTGTTTATTTCGTCAGCGTTAAACTGTTGCATTGCGTTGAGTTGGGCAGCATTGAACTGATTGACTGAAGCTTTGAGGTTAGCAAAGAACTGGTTTGCTTGGTTTTCAGAAGTAGCATTAAACTGATTTACTGCGTTCTCAGCAGCACTATCAGACAATATTGAATTAATTAGTGATTGTTGTTTAAACAAAGCTGATTGTTGATCGTTAGACAAGTTAGCCATGTCAACTTGTAAAAAGTTCTGAGCGTTTTGTACTTGTGCTTGCTGTCTGTTGTTAAGGTTAGATATGTCAAGCTGAGATATGGCAGCAGCCTCAGCCATAACTACAGCTTGTCTGTTAGACAGATTCTGAAGTTGCATGGTGTTAGCAGCCCTAGAGTTTTCTAAGGCTATCTGTTGATCTGCAGTAAACTGCAGGTTAGCAATCTCAGACACAGTAGTAGCATTTTTTACTTTAGCTTGGAAAGCTTGATCAAACTCAATACCTAAGAACTTAGCACGTTGTTCAGCTTTAAACAAAGCCATCTGCTGTTTGTTACCTGCGTCTATTTGAGCAATAGGCAATGCGGCTTCCATAGCAGCCTGTACAATAGCTTGTCCTGCAAGAGATGAAGCACCAAGACCACGTTCTGCTAAGACTGCTGTAGCTCTTCTCATAGATCCTGCAGCCCAAGCAGGTGTGTTACCACCTTCAAACTGTTGCATCAAAGAAGCTAGTTCATCTTGAACTGTAGCAGCCTGTACTTCACCAGTTCCAAATGTTGCTGATACTTTTCCTTGATCAACACCAGTACCAACAACAAGCTCTCCGTTTGGACCGGTGCGTAGTTCACGAGTAGGAGCATTCTCAACGTTAAGAGCAGAACTCGTTACCCCTGCTAATCCAGAAACACCAGAAGTATTTTGTTGTTGAGCAGTGATAGTGCTAGAGGGTTGATCCAGATTAGCAGCACTCATTGTTGAAGTTGCTGACTTTATAGCAGTCTGTGTTTTGTCAGCACTAATGTCTGCTGCTCTTTTTTCTGTGGGTGCATCAGCTACCACACCAGTACCCATTTGAGCTATTTCATCTCTGCGTACAATAGGAGCTACACCTAGTGACTGACCTGCAGTAGCTTCTATTACAGATCCGTAAGTATTAGGATCTATGTAAGTAGTTGGTGATGCAGCTATTGCACCTTGAGGTGCTCCATAAGCTTGAGCAACAAGATTTCTTTGAAACTGACCTAAATCTTCTTTTGTTACTTGTTGCTGAGTATTTATTCCACTCTGATTTATGTCTGCTGTCTGTGGGGGCATAGGAAAAGTATCAACAATTGGGCTTGTATCTACATTTGCTGCATATGCTGCTGCATTTGCTGCCGCATTTGCCGTAAGTTGGTCTACGTCTGCTGCATTTTTGGCTGCGTTAGCTTCTGCTAGTGTTGCAAATAACTGTGAGAATCTACCGTCAGGATACTGTATCTTAAACTGTGTACCATCTTGAACAACAAAACCACCTGGAGCATAACTCTGTACCATACCACCTTGGGAAAAATATCCCTGTTGTTCCATTTCATCTCGCAATTGGTCAGCTTGCTGTTGTTGTGTAGATTGTGTAGTCTGTGTGTTGGCCTGAGTTTTAGGAACTAAATAGTATCCTGCAGGAATAGGTTGAGATGGTTTACCGTTGATATGTTGAATATACATAGTCATACCAAAACTATTTCTGTATAGCCTCATTTCAAAAGTAGGTGCTAGATTTTGATTAAACTGTTCTTGTGGAGTTTGGGGTTGATAGAATTGTTGTTGTTGATTAGCTCTAGCAATAAAACTATCTTCTTGGTTTTCTAGCCCTTGTTGAAACGTAGGTATTTGTTGTTGAGTTACACCTGTCATAGCAGGAGTTGAAGTTCCTACATTGCTTGTTCCTGCTAGTGGTGTTGAGATGTAACCAGTAGTGTTTGGAGTAAAGAAGCTACCAGTCTGCCCTGTGGCTGCTGTAGGATCTTGAGCAATATCTATCTGAGCAGTTGGATTAAGAGATGTGGCAACACCATCAGCACCTAAAAGTTTAGCATCATCTTCTTCTAATATTTTTAATTTCTTTAATATTTCAACCCACTGTAAAGAGTTGTACAAATCACCAGTAGCATCAACTTGATATTGTTGATTTATAGCTTGTTCTTGATCTAAATATTTTTTATCGTAGATACCGTCAAAATCACCTACTGGTTTTAAAGCTATACTTTCTTTACCTGAATCTTTTAAAAGGTTTTGAATAAGAACTTGGTTAGCAAGGTTATCGTTAACCATAAACCTGTATTCTTCACCAGTTTCTTCATCGATCTGACCTGCGTATGATTGTAAATTCTCAGAAGTACTTTCTAAATACCCGTAGTCTTGAGCGACTTCATAAGCGTTAAGATAAGCGACTGCTCCTGCATCCCTAGGACCACCTAAAGTAGAGTTATCATAAAATGTTTCATTATTTCCTACCTCGTATCCGTATTCTCTAAGTAAACCCTCAACACTATCTATTTCTCCTGCTTCCCCTGTTCCAGGAGAATTTAAAGGTGTATCTTCAGTTAAACCTGCAGCTACTTTTAACTCGTTAAGAGTCTCTGTTGCAACACCAGTAACACCAGAGAGATATACTGCATCAGCTAAGTTTGCTACTGCGTCATCAGCAGAAGTTTCTTCTTCTGTTGGTGTTTCTTCTGCCTCTGCCTCTGCTGCCGCTGCGGCTGCTGCTGCTGCTGCTGCTTCTGCGGCTGCTTTTCTACGTGCTCTTTTCTTACGTCTTTTTTTAGCTCTTCTAGAAGCTGCTGCTGCATATTCTCTTGCAGCACTCGCATTGCTAGATGAACTACTTGACTCAACAGGATCTTGATTTTGCCCTGTTACATTTCCTTCACTATCTGTAGTAAAAACAACAGGGTTAGTAGGGTTGTTTAATACAGTACCTGTTGCTAATGTTGCCCCTGTAGGTATTTGTGTTACTGAAGAATTTGCATTACTTGGATTTACATTTTGTTCAGGCATACTTTAATTCCTTATTTTCCCATTGTCATCCATACCGCACCTGCAATAAATGTCAGGACTCCAACGGTAGTCATTTTTACTACTGTAGATCTTATAGATCTGCGTGTATCTCTCCACGCTTCTATGAGATTACGCATCTCTATTATATCTTTTGCAGCATCATCATCAAGTAGCCCAATAGAACGCAGTGCTTCTTTAGCACCACGACTAGCTGCGTTGTCTAGCATCTCTTCTAGTTCTTCTGGGGTAAGTTTGATGTCACTCATTTACATTCTCTAGTGATTTAGATAGCATACTTATAAATGCTTCTCGTCCTACGTTAAGTTGATCAACATTAAACTTAGCACTTTTTAATTTACGGTCTAAGTCTTGTATATGGTTCAACATACTCTTCTGTTGATCTGTTAAGTCTTCTGCAAAATATTCTTTGTTGTTGATAATAACTGGGGTTTTTTTATCTTTTCCCATTTTATTTCTCCTTTGTTTTATCCTCCAACTGAGGCGTGTTTGTTAAAGATGTTTTATCTAATATGTTAAAACCACGACTGTTAGCAAAGTCACCTGGACAGTGCGCCCACTTGTCTGCACAAGCCTCTAGCCACTGTACTGTGTGGTGATGCTCTGGTGCTTTACCTTCTTGCACTAATTTGTTCTCCCACTCTAGGTAAGCAAACACTTCAGCCTGTGCCTGTGCTGCATTGATACCAAGGTCAAACAAATAGATCATGTTACCTTCATCAATGACACCCTGTCGTGGTCTTGCACTGTTAAGTGCTTGCTTCATGCAGGTCATAATATGGTACTTGATTTCTTCTAACTCGTAGTCTTCTTCTGTTAGTTCTTCTTTACCTATCTTTTCCATCAGGTTGTCGTATTGGTTTGTAAAAAAGTTTAGCTTACGTACTGCACCTTCAACATAACCACGAGAGCTTGCAGCCTGTGCTTGCTTCTCTGTTATCTTAATCTCTAGCATCTCTTGCTCTAGTGGGTCAGTTTCCTTTAGTAACTTACGTTCTAGCTTTTTTAGTTTTACTTCGTCTTTTTTCATCTTGAAGTAAGACTCTTGTAGTGCAGACTTAGTTTTTTCTATCTCAGCTAGACTGTGCTTAATAGAACGTATCGGTGTAATAGCTGTAACATCTAGTGTTACACTCATCATCTGCGAGTGAGACTTATAGAAGTTGCTTGATGCCTGTCGTATAGCAGGAGCGTGTTCTTTTATGTTAGCCAACATAGATTTGTATTCAGGCTTTGACATTGGTAGCTGAATGTCTATGTCTTGTGTGACCAGTTGTGTCTGATCCTCGTTATAAGTTTTTGATAAGTCTTTTAACATTTTAATCCTTTTGTGTTATGCGATTGCGTAGAAGATATATGTTTCACCAGATTCATTTAAAACTACCCCTCCAGTTTGATTAATTGTAAAACCACTTTCAAGAGGATCTATAAAATCATATCCACCACCTTGAGCATTCATTGCATTTAATTGTAAATAATTATCATTACCTGCAACAAGCCCACGAGTTGTATCAAAAATTACCCAACTACCTGTAGCATCTACATTTTTGATTAAAACAAACCTAGCACCAGTACCGCCACTAAAACCACAGTCTATGTTTTGACTAGAGCCGTTTCCAGTATAGCTTCCCAACTTGGATACACCTGCTGCAGTAGCAAAAAGGTAGGCTATGTAGGTTTCTGAAGATTTATTTACTGCATTTCCAGTACCTACAGTAAAAACTGATGACGTTGGTGCAGTATCATTAAAATAAGTTGCGGTATCAAATTCTGCAGAATTGCTGTTTAACTCTAAACCGTAATCTTCTGGATCAGTGCCACCGTTTGCACCTTTATGATACACAGCCCAATTTTGCGTAGAGCTTCGCATTTTTATCCACATCATTTCTGGTGCTACACCAAGGTTGTGGGTCACCGTTCTTGCACTTCCTGTGCCTGTGTATGCAACAACGTCAAAATAACCTCTGGCTCTTTTCCACATCCATGAAAAATTATTTACATCTGAATTAGTACTTGAACCAATCCCTTGCATTTGGTCAAACGCATAAGCACTTCCACCATAAGCTTGCTCATCTGTATTAGCATCTAAAAAAAGAGTTTCTACTTTACCACGCAGTCTATCGTAAGTGTACCATTGTGTACTTGCTGTAACGTCTGATCTATTAGTAAACATATCTACTGTAAATCCTGCTTGATATGCAGGGGGTGGACTATTTTGACCCCGTTCACCAATAGCAAACACATCAGACGCTGTAGTTGGGGTTTGCATACCACCACGTCTTATTGCTATATAGATGTAGGTGTTGCCATTTCCATTTACATTATCGTTTGCTCTTTTAAGTTGAAACCCACTTGCGTTAAATTCTACTAAGTCAGAACTTGTTTGCTCATCATTTGCTGAGTTAGGTGATAGAGAGTTATCATTTCCACCAGTAAGCACGCCTCTCATATTATCAAGTATAAATGATGAGTTTCCACTTGCATCTGTGTGTTTTATAAAAAGCCATTGAGGTTCAAATCCTAAATCAATAACTGGTCCTGTAGTTGAATTATTTCCAGTATAACTTCCACACTTAATAATGTCCTGATCTCCAGGTTCACCAAAGCCCCCATCATCGTTGTTGTGTGCGAATAAATAGGCTACATAGGTTGCTCCATTAATATTGCTTAAAACTGCGGCAGGACTGTTAAGACCATTAGTATGATCACCTGCATTTAAATAAAAATGAGTAGCGTCAGAAACACCACTACCGTTTCTAAATATAGGAAGATAGTTAGATCCTGATGGGGATGCATCCTGATATTCTGAATCAGTTGAGTTAAGTTTAGTTAAATAATTAGTTCTATCTTTGTGTTTTATCCACCAATCACTTGAATCATCTGTACGTTTAATAATAATTACATGAGGAGCAACACCAAGATTATGAGGAATAGCTTTTGAATATAAATTACCATCATTGTAATTTCCATCCCCAGTATACGTCACAACATCAAAAAACTTAGGCTGCTTTCTAAAAGTCCAAGAAACATATTCTGCACTATTAGTATTTATACTTGCATCAGCCCCAATACTAAAACCATTATTATTAAATGCAGTTACAGCATCTGAAGGACTATAAGCTCGTTGGTTATTATTTGATCTAAGCCTCCCTCCAGTACCTGTTCCTCTTTCAGTATCATACAAAGTGTGATCACCATTTGTACTGCTATCACGTCTTTTAGTCCAAACTAAGCCACCACTACCACTAAGGTTAATATTATTAGTTATTGTTTGTGTGCCACCATTTCCATCATATAAATGAGTGCTAAACAAACCATCAACAAAAGCAGCAGGGTCAATGTTAGCTGCGTTAGGCCAGTTACCACCTTTGATAAGATCTAGTGCTTCATTAATATCCCACACACCTGACGCTTTACTAGTTTTAAAGTTACCATCAGGTACTACTTTACTAGCAGATATAACGTTAGCTGTGAAGTCTCTAGTTGTCATTATTGAAGTCCTCCATGAGCAGAACTAAACCCACTATTACAGCTATCTGTAGTTGCTAATAAATTACCAAAACTAGCAGAGTTACCTGCACTAGCTATTGTTATAAACTCTATTGATGAACGCAAACCAGAACTGTCACCTCCTCCCATAACTCCACGAGTTGCATTAGAAGTAGATGCAAGCCTACGTGTAGCTGCTGAAAGATCACCAAAATCAGTAACGTTACCAGTAGTGTCTGTAGTAACAAACTCTAGTACATTAGAGTTATAACCCCCTGTAAAAACAGTTCTAGTTGCATTAGAAAGAGCATCACCTTGTTGTCTAGCAGAACTCAAGTCACCAAAGTCTGTGGAGTTACCTGTGGAACTTATAGTAAAATATTGAATACGGTCAGTAGCACTTGATTCAATACCACCACCTACTAACATACGGACACTACTTCCTGCTCCTGAAGGAGAGGTATTTGCTGCTGCAAGATCACCGAAGTCTGTAGCATTACCTGCACTAGCTATTGTTACGTAATCTACCACATCTGATTTACTACCTGTATCACCACCTGCAACCATACCTCTAGTAGAACTTGAGTGACCTGCACACTCTTCTCTAGCCACTGTTAAATCACCGAAGTCTGTAGCATCTCCTGTAGTTACAAAAGTTATAAAATCTATTATGTTTACTGGGCCACCATCACCGCCTCCAACTACACCTCTGGTTGTACTACCAAAACCTGCACCTTTACCTCTTTGAGTTGTAAAATCACCGAAGTCTGTAGCATTACCTGCTGTAGCTACACTAAATGTTTGTAGCCCACTAGCGTTACTAATAATAGCAATACCATTTGCAGCACGAGTTGCAGGACTTATATTATCTGCACTCCAATCTGAAGAGTACTGTATTTGTGTTGTGAGTGACCACACGCCATTATAGTTAGGCATTATTTATTAATCCTTTGTGTTATGATGGGTCATTAGCTATTGCATAAAAAATATAAGTTATACTATTGGCATTTACCTGTAGAGCAGAAGTATGATTTAATTTAAACCCACTAGAATCAGGTTCAATTAAATTATGATAATCTTGAGAAGGTGAACCATCTGGTATTTGAGCATTAGTTAGGTTTAATCGTAAAAGTTCTGCTTTAGTAGACGTAAGACCTCTAGCGGTATCAAAAATTTGCCAGTTAGTGCCATTTGAATTTGCATCTTTAATCAATACAAACTTAGCTCCATTAGTAAATCCACAGTCTATAACACGATCAGATGCTGCATTTCCAGTATAGCTTCCCACCTTGCTTACACCTGCTACGGTAGCAAAAAGATAGGCTATGTAGGTCCTACTAGAATCATTTACTGAATCATCAGTGCCTAAAGTAAACACTGAAGATGTGGGTGTTGTGTCGTTCCATCGTGCAGAGTTTGTTGAAACTGGAGTGTCATTATTTAACTCCATATATTTAGTATTTCCTAATGCTGAATGATAAACTTGCCAATGACTAGCATTACTTCTGCTTTTTACCCACATCATTTCAGGCACTGCATCTAAATTATGAGTTATAGTTCTATTGCTTCCGTTACCTGAGTAAGCAACCACATCAAAATAACCTCTGGCTCTTTTCCACATCCAACTGTGGGCATCTGTACCACCCCAATCAGAATCAATGTGACCATCCATAAAGTCAAAACCTGCCTCACTTGCATTAGCTTCAGCAGCCGTTGAATTTGTTGCTAAATACTTCTCACCCATATGTCTTGCGTAGTTATACCAATCGCCAGTAGCACCTGCTGATTTTACAAGAGCCATATCCACAATGTGATTGCTATCAAAGTAAGGAGCACTGCTACCTTTTGTATCAATAGAAAATACACTAGACGCTACAGTAGGAGTTGACATACCAGGTCTACGTATTGCCACGTATATGTAGCTGTCACCATTGCCGTTTACATTTGTGTTAGAGTTTGTAAGATCAAATCCTGTTGCTGTAGGGTTTATCCAGTTTTGAGAACTCATTTCTGCGTTAGATGAATTAGGAATTAAACCAAAATCGGCATCGCCCATTGCCATCCCTCTCATAACGTCAAAAATATACCATGAAGCTGAAGAATTTGTTCTTTTAATCATTACCCATTGAGGCTCAAACCCAAGACTAACACTATTTAGTGAAGAACCATCACCAGTGTAACTTCCACACTTAATGATATCTTCACTATCTGGACCAAACCCACCGTCACCGTCATTGTGTGCAAATAGGTAGGCTACATAAGTAGAATTATTTTCATTATGATAAGTTATATTGTCTGGACCACCTAATTGAAATTGTGTAGTGGTAAAACCAGATGCTTGACCAAAAACTCCACCATTACTACCGCCACTATAAGTAGCTTCTTGAGTATTTATAAATACTGATTGATAGTCACTAAAAGTTCTATGCCAATTTATCCAACCTGCTACCGAACCACCGCTTGTTTTCTTTACCATAACGTGTCCTGGAACAGATCCTAAATTGTGACTTATGTTTCTATAATTAGTTCCATCTCCAGTGTATGTTACAATATCAAAAAACTTAGGCTGCTCCCTAAAGGTCCACCCAACATATTCGTAAGTATTGCCATTAACAGCAGTTGAGCTACCTAAAGCAAAACCATTTGAGTTAAATGCACTTAATCCATCAGCTAGTTCAGATTGTGCATTTGTATCATCAGACAATATTCTATAAGCAAAACTCGATCCTTTTCCTCTTACAGTATCAAAAAGACCGTTAACAAGTGCTTGATCTCGTGATTTAATCCAAACTAAACCACCTTTATTAGATAGATCAATATTATTTGTAATTGTTTGAGTTGAACCATTACCATCCCATAGGGTAGTCTGAAACAAACCACTAATAACTTCTGCAAGAGGAGTAAAACTAGCACTAGCTGCACTGGCAGCAGATGTACCATAAGCATTTCTTGCGTAAACTCTAGCTGTGTAAGATGTGTTGTTAGTTAAACCAGTAATAGTTATAGGTGATGAACTACCTGTAGCTCCAATACCATCGTTAGTTGTTGCAACATATTCTGTAATAGCAGACGTGCCTACATCAGTAGGTGCAGTAAATGCTATATCTGCTTGTGTTGAACCTGCACTAGGTGTACCGATAGTTGGTTCATCAGGTGCATCTAATCCATCAGTGCCTATAAAACCACCGTTGTATCTGGGCATTATTAATTACCTTTAGTCTACTAGAAGTTCGTAACTAACCAAGTATGTTAGATCACTGTTAGCAGAAGCTGTAACAGCGAGTAAATCTGTTTCATCTAAATAAAATCCGTTATCTTTACCTACAACAACTAAAGTTGCATCAGCAGGTACAGATATTGTGTTAGCTATCTTAACATAGTTTGATCCGTTATCTACACTTACCTCAACGGTAATGTCAGCAGCATTTGTACCATCTATGTTTGATATCATTAACGTGTTTATCTTTGCACAGTTTTCTGCAGGTACATCAACGATGTCTGCTCTACTTGTTGTTACCGCACCAACTGCTACTTTTGGAGTAATAGTCGCTACATTAATTATATTTGGGGTTGCCATTTACTTTTACCTTTCCTATCCAAATACTATTGCCATAGCAATGGCAAATCCTTTAGTGGCAGCACTACCTGCAGCATACGTTTTTATATCTGATGCAGGAATAGTTTTCATTGTTCCACCGTCATTAACTACAAAACCGTCAGCATCTGCTAATGTTATTGAACCACCAACAGAAGTATCACCATCTAGTAAGTTTAGTTCTGACGCTGTTGCTGTAACACCATCGAGTATGTTTAGTTCTGCTGTTGTAGAAGTCACACCGTCAAGTATGTTTAATTCAGCAGTAGTTGCTGTAACACCGTCAAGTATATTTAGTTCTGCTGCTGTTGAAGTTATAGCAGTTCCGTTTATTGCTAGTTTATCTGTGACAACGTTAAACGTACCATTGTCTTCTATCCTAGCTACCTCTGTTCCATCTCTTTGTTGAAAAATAATATCTTTAGCATCTACAACAGGTCTAATAATTACGTCACTAGATGAGTTAGTAATCCTAAGTATCTCTGTGCCATCATCTTGAAACTTAAAGTCACCACCGTCTGCGTCAAGGATAATATCTCCTGCTACATCTACTGTCAAGTCTCCAGAACTGAGATCAATCTCTGTTCCGTCAATAGTAATATTATCTGCAACTAAACCACCATTAGCAGTTAATTTATCTACTTGTAAATCTTCGTGGCTAGAACCTAGTTTTAACTCAAACTTTGGACCTGTAGTATTATAAGTAAACGTAGCATCATCACCACTACCACCTTCTATTGTAATACCTGCACCGTTGATTACAGCAGATGTGCTGTTACCACTATCAAGAACAATGTTGTGATCGTTAAGATTTACTGTTGTAGAGTTTACCGTTGTAGTTGTACCCGATACAGTTAAATCACCTGTAACTGTAAGGTTGTCTGCTACTGTAACCTCTGAGGTGCTGTGACCTAGTGTAATAGCTGTACCAGATATACCTGTGCCGATAGAAACAGACTCACTGCTGTTAGCTGTGTCAATTATAAGATAGGCATCTGAGCCTTGTTTAATTGTAAACGCAGTGGCTGAGTTATCAGATACAGCGACATTAATATCCGTACCATCAGCACTGATAGAATCTAGAGCAATATCACCAACGTTGGTAATGTCGTTATCACCAAAACTAGTAGCACCCATTGTTTTATTTGTAAGTGTTTGTGTTGCTGTCGTACCAACTATCTCTTGATCACCACCTGCAGGAAGAGTTAATACGTTAGTAACAGAAGCTGAGTGTGGTTGTGACTTAACTGTTTGACCA